CAGGGGCCGATCTCCGTCTTCCAGGGGCAGCAGGGGCAGCAGGGGCCGATCTCCGTCTTCCAGGGGCAGCAGGGGCAGCAGGGGCGAAAAACATTTTCCAGCGTATATATAGAAGCAAAAATTTGTGAAAAGATTAGGCTTGACTAACTGTAATACAGTGTGCTATAGTGTGCACAACAAAGCAAGGCAAGCAACGACCGACCGAAACAACAAGGCGAACACCGACCGATTGAACCTTGAAAACAGAATAGCGCGATATGGGCAAGGCGGCGTCGAACGTGTAGATCATACAGACCGGCGACAAGTGCAAGCTACAAGAAGGATAGCAAGCAATGAATTTGCGAAACGGATGTATGCATAAGGGACAAGGCGTGTCAAACCTACTCATAAAGGCAAGCAAGGCTAAAGGCCTTGCACTGTATACGGGATGTAATAGAAGGGGGAACATAAAATGACAAAGCAAGAGTTCATTAAAGATAAATTACAGTTCATACAGAGCATGATTGAATTCAACAATGAATTCATTCACAACATGCAAGAGTTACGCGGCAATAGAGAAATCGATTACGACTATATGACACAAGCTATAGAGAGCACAAGTGAACAAACACTTAAAAGCATTGCAAAATGCATGAACGGCATAACCAAAGCGCTAAAAGAGTTCTAATTAATCCAATTATCCCGTATATAGTGCAAGGCCTTTATGGTCAAATAAAGAGAGAGAGAAGGATAAAACAATGACGTACAACAACAACACTATTTGCAAGTACTTGCACAAAATGGGCGCCAAAGTTCGCGAAATTTCCGCGGATGTGGCAAGATATCACGTCTGTATCACACGCGGTAATCGCAAGATTGGACGCGTTCTTAACGTGTCCTTGCCCCCGATTTTCGCTTGCAAGCATAATTGCAATGAATGCAAGAAGGCTTGCTATGATATCAAAGCAAATTTGCAGTACGGTAACGTACTGCAAGCGCGCGCTAGAAACTATGCAATCTTGCTTAAAGACCGTGACCGTTACTTTTCCGAAATTGAAAAGGCATTGTCCCCGCGTTGCAAGCGTAAATATTTTAGGTGGCATGTTGGCGGGGATATTGTAGATCTTGACTATCTCATGCACATGGTCAAGATCGCGCGCAAACATCCGGATTGGATCTTCTGGTCGTACACTAAGCAGTACGATATCGTTAATACGTATATCGCACAGTTTGGCGCGCTGCCGTCTAATCTGAGTATCATGTTCTCAATATGGGACAATGTGCCGTGTGATAATCCGTACCATATGCCGACATTTGCCGCGTATGCACATGACGACAAAGTTCCTACCGACACATGGCAATGTTGCGGTAATTGTGAGGTGTGCATCGAATGTGGACAAGGCTGCCCACACGGCAAATCCGCCTGGACATATTTGCACTAATAACAATACTCTAGGGTAGTATCCTACAAGGGTACTACCCTAGGCAACGAACAGAGAGAGAGGTAAAACCATGGATAACAATTACACGGTTAGCGCGCTTTATGACGGTGGGTGGACATCCGACGACATCGAACAGTTAATGATTGAGTATGGCTTGACGCGTGAACAGGCACAAGACATATGCGAACAGTTAAAAGAGCTTGAACAGGACGAGATACCGCTGTTTTGAGACGTTGCCTAGGATACAGCAAACAAGCTGTATCCATGGCAATGTCCCAAAGGGACAAAATAACAGAAAGAAGGATAGAACAATGAAAGTACAGATTGACAACGAAAGCAAGAAATGGATGACGGTTTTTGAGTTGCCCATTGCAAAGGACATCGTCAAAGATCTCAAAGAAGAAGACATTAAAAGCGATGTTGAGACCGCCTGCCATTGCATAGATCCGTACGGCGTCGTAACTGTATACAGTGCTACGGCAAAGATCGCCGGAAATCAGCGCGTGTACAACTATTACAATGACGAAAGCGGGCGTCTGGACGTTTGGATTGACTTTGTGGCATACATCAACGGAACTGTGCCCATGTTCGTACAAGGCGGGATCTACCTAAGCGATGTGTGGCAGGTAGGATCTGACACGTACGACGAAATCCGGAATCATATGTACATCCGGAAATTCACGGAACAGTGACGGAAAAGCAAGCAGGGGATCCTAAAAGCGGATCCCCTGCACACGGAAAAAAGAAAGGGGAAACGGAAATGTACAGAATCAAAATGACACGGCACAATATGGGAAGCAAGGGAAGCTGCAAGCCGCGTTACACGGTAGGCCTGGAATCGATCGGGGAAGCTGTAGCTGCCATGGAAGACATCGCCAAGGACATTGAAAAACAGGCATGGAAATCCATGGGCATGGTATTGGTAACTAGACGGGAAATCAATAACGGGATCGTGCTGGAAGTAAAGCCCGCCGTGACACTGTTCAGGGGCGCGGAATTCAGACTGGAGATCGTAGGGGCGTAATGCCCCTACGGGAAAGGAAGGGGAAATCGGAAATGATGATGATGATACTGTATTTGCTAGGCGTGATCGGCCTGGAATCGCTAGCGGAAATGGGTATGGAATATCTGGAGCGCAAGCACCGGAAACAGGGAAACGGAATCGTAAATGTGCGCGTGCACGCATTGAATGGAAAGAAGGTGGGATCGTGAAATGGTATTGGCTTGACGATGGAACTACCGTATCGGAATCGGAACTGCTGGAGATGGTACGCAAAAATCTGGAATACCTGGAACCTGGAGATCCTGCACGGGAAGACGTGGAAGCACTCTACGCGGAATTGACAGAAGGGAAGATGGAATCGTGAGAAGGGGATTTTATCTAGAACACGGCAAGGTGTTCCGTGTCGGAAACTATCTCAAGGAAGCCACACGGGAAACCATATTGATCCCCGTGGAATCAACGTCGGAAACGGAAACACAGATCATTCACGCGGCGCGTATGATGGAATATGTAGCTCGTAAATGGAAAAACCCTGACGCCTACGGAAACAGAGAGTTCTACTTGTTGCGGAAATTAAAATGCACAAAAGGAAATTAGTCTTGACAAACACTACGCAAGAGTAGTATTATCATGTCAACGGAAATCAAAGGGGGAAATCAAATGTACATCATCACCAAGATCAACAAGTACTTTGCACATGGCGCAAGAGTCACCAAGGAAACGCCGTGCGGGAAGACCGAGAACATTGATGACATCATCGCCCTGGCACGGAAGCAGGGCGCGGATCCTGCGGAAATCGTAGAAGAGTTGGAAGAGTACGGATGTACTCAGTTCAAAGGCTACGCCGTAGACATTTGGTGAAGGGGGAAGTTGGAAATGAGAGTGCCAAAGGAACATCATGCTGCCATGGAATCTATGTTGCGGAACCTGAAGAGAGGGACGGTTAGCATTGTGGAAGCGCAAGCCACAATCGGAAACTATATCGCCGGAATCAAATTGGAAATGGCGGGCACGGATCTGGACAAAGCGATCGCCATGGAAGCTGTGCTGTGGCGTCACGCATGGAAGCTGCTTCTGGAAGCGACAAACAACAGGTAGGCGCGGAAACTGTATACGCCTATACAAGGCGTGTAGGCGTATACAATATATATACTATATGGAAATTAGAAAGGGGAAATTACAATGACGTTTAATTTGAGAACTGCATACTGCACATATGGAAACTGCAATTTGGAAACTGCGGAATACGAAAACGGTAGGCTGTATATTGGAATCTACAATGACGAAGGGCCTATTACAAACATCACGGTGAACATTCCCGATCTGGAAGTGCCACATGGAAGCTACGCATTTGTGGACACCAACAATTTCCCTGAGGCGGAAACTGCAATCATGGAAATGGGAATCGGAGAATTCGTGGGATACATAGGGAGATCTGGATATTGCAGATATCCCCTGTATAAGTTTGACATGGAAGCCGTGCACGATTACATGGAAGATATCCTGGAAGACGATGATGACGAATAAAGTCATATATGGAATCTATATATACATATATATGGAAGCCATGTTCAGGAATCAGAGAGGAGAATGGAAATGAAGAACGAAATTCTGTTGCGGAAACTGTATGCTGTAAAGGAAGCTCCGCACAACACGAAAGCTCTGGACGATCTTATTGCGGAAATCAAATTGGAAATGACATTGGAAACTGCACCCAAGTACGCCGGAAGCTACATCAAAGCTGCTGCCAAATTTGCCAAGTACTGCGCCAAGGAAACGAGGCGCGAATGTCTCCAGGGCGCGTTCCGGTACAAGGTCAACATGGAAACCAGGCAGGGAATCTGTGATGGCTATGTCGCCGTGGCATACGATAAGCCCATTGAGGGATTGATGGAAATCGGAAGCGATATTCAGCCTATCGACATGGAAAAGATCTTCAGCCACAAGGGGCCTGAAATGGAAGTCATCTTGCCCGCGCACACGGAAATCAAAAAGGCATATGCGATTGAAAAAGCCGACAAGATGAACAGGAAATGGCAGAGCCTAAACGGTAAGATGGGCTGTACTGTACGCATTGGAAATGGCGCGGTGCTCAATGCCGAATATCTTATGCGTGCCTTGGAGCTAGCTGATCTGACCGGGACGGAAGCTGTACGTGCGATCTCATTCGGCGGTACGGCGCTATCATCAGTCTTCTTGGAGAACGATGTGGACGGAAACCACATTCGCGTTCTGATCATGCCGATCCGTACGGAAATCACAGGCGCAGAGCGCGATATCGACATTATCGATCTGTGGAAAGCAGACGCGGAAATTGCGTCTTGATTGCCCGGCGAATCTGTGATATCCTTAACTCAAACGGAAATCACAGGAGGGAAACCATGTTTAATAAAAAAGAATACAACGCAAAATATATCGACGAGAATACAACCGGGGTGTCCGTGAGAATGCTAAAGAGAGAAAAAAAACTACTTGACGAATACCTCAAAGCGATAAATGCGCCAGTGTCAACCTACATTAAAGCTCTGATCAATGCCGACATGGCCAAGCATGGATATAAAGCGATATTCCATGACAATCGGAAAATAGACTCGGAGCCGATTTTCCCGGAAGAATAAACGGAAATTAAATTGCACAACTCGTAAAAAAGCACTTGACAAACATACTTATAAGTAGTATAATCAATCTTGAACAGAGCACATGGAAACGGTATAATAGAAAGGGGTATCATCATGAAGAAGTACATCCAGAAAGCTGATATGCAGGAGCTCAATGCCAAAGAAGTATGCTTCTCGCAACTCGAAAGAATGGGCGTGACGCCCAGGGGACTGGCTGCTATGGAAGGGTTGTGCGTATACAGCGTCCGCGACGGCTACGCAGTGGAAGACTGTGGCGACTACTTCGTCGTGGATACGGAAGAGGAACTGCTGGAAGAACTGGACGCCCTTGGCGAGGCCTACGGCTATAATGCCGACGGAAATCAGAAGACCACCTACCGCGATCTCGCCGAAGAGGATGAGTCTATGAACTTGGGATGGTGCAAGCCCTATGTCAGCGCTGATGGAAGCCATGTGCTGATCCTGCACGACGGCGAAGTGGAATCCATATTCTCGCCCGCGGTAAGAGCGTACCGCTGGAACGGAAGCCTGACTGATGAAGTCATGGCCGCGTTCGCCAGGGAAGTCAATCCCTACTATGACGACTACCAGGGCTGGACGGATCTCCACATCGCCTTGGAAGCCATGCAGGAAACCGGCTGCTGGCACTGCCCGTGGAGAGATGACTGCGATGCCATGGGCGAAGAAGTGAAAGCGTGATGATAGATGAAGAGGAGGGAACGAACATGAAGCGTACTAACATTCCCGGCACCGAGACTGCCGCTTGGACGTTCAACGGAAATCACTTGACTGCTACCGCGATCGAAACCGCAGGTGGAGCGGTAGCTCTGGACGGTGCGGTTGACTTTGACGATGAAATCATAAGGGCTATCGATCCGGATGGCGTTGATTTCATCAACGACGAAGCATTTGCCGAAGCTCTCGCCGATGCTACAGGCGATGGTGCAATTACTGAAGACGCGGAACCGTCCAGTGAATCGGTGCAGAGCTATATGAGAGCCGTCCGCTTGCAGGACGCCATTTAAGGAGGAAACCGGAAATGAAAAACGGATGGTACAAAGTCCTTGGTTACGATGTGTTCCTGGAGGATGGCTTTATCCTCCGGGGGATCCTTGGGAAGGGAAACGCCCAGAATCCTGCATACGTCTACAGGCGTACAAAGGATGGGGGATGGACGAAAGAAGAGCGGATCACGGAAGCTGCGTTCAGATCTGGCGTCAAGCGCGGCACGATACAGTTGATGTGACAGATTACAGAGCAGAAAGGAAACAAGACTTAAATCTAAGGTGTGATACACAACCATGGCACTTATTACGCTGAAAGAATACGCCGAACGACTCAACAAGGATCCTGTTGTTGTCCGCCAAAAAGCTATCCGTAAGGGCTTTATCACCGCACGGAAGATAGGGCGAGACTGGTTTATTGAAGAGGACGAACCATACAAAGACAACAGGATCACGTCTGGAAAGTACGTCGGCAGACACAGAATGAAGAAGTGAGTTTCTGAAAAAAAAAGATATGGAAACTCTGAAAAAGGAGTTGACAAGGCTACTTTAAAGTAGTATAATAGATAGCGAAAGAGAGGCCAAGACACCGACCTGGAAACCAGAATAATAAAGACAGTTAAAGGAATTCACCCAAACGACCTGAATGAGGAGGAAAAAACGATGAAGGTTAAAACGTTTCTGAACAAGATGATGATGAGTGCGTCAGTAACCACGGTGAGGATTGAACGATCCGGATATACCAAGCAAGAGTATGACGAGGTAGACCTGAGACTTCAAGACTATGGAGAGTGGGGAAACGAGACCGTAAAGACGTTCGCAATCCACAACAACGTGCTGATAATCAACATCTGAGCCGAAACGGCCTCCGGGCCGTCACCGGGAACCGCCCCACCCGGTCTGATGATGGCAGGGCAGAAAAGAGGAGGACATATGGAACTTGCATTGCAGATCATCCGCGCTTACATCTCCGTCATGGGGCGCGAGAAATGGGACAGCTTGACGGCAGACGAACAGCATACGGTTATCATGACCGTTGCAAAGAATATAGAGGAGGCATACGAAACATGGAAAAAGCAGTCGTAGTAAACCATATGACCATGAATGGAAGGGGAGCCTGGCACTACAGGATCGACTCTGACATCGGAGAGATCCACCTCGTTCAGCACGAAGCGCCCACGATGGAACTGATGGATGATTATCTGGGGCACTTCAATAATCCCAAAGCGGAAGCGATTTTTAAAAAGGTCTGCGCTAAGATGGTCGCAGGAAAGCTGTGAAAGGAGGAAATAACAATGCTCGTATTCCGATACTACACCAGAATGCGCCCTCCGATGCCGGGAGCGATCCCGCGCAAAGGACTCGTCAACATCGAGGACTTCGGCGAGCGCAAAGTCTTCCGTGGACTGGAGGCATGGGGCTATGCCGAGTACGACAGAGTCCTGGACTCCAGGGAAATCAGGGACTACGAACTGGCAGAATCACCCGATAATCCGTTTGAGAGGGAATAGTCTTTCCAGAACGTCATTTTACCCCTTCCGATCCAGTCAAATTCATTTGTCCCAAGACCTCTAATAGCTCGGACGATAAACAGGTCACCTAAGAACATACCCCTCAAAAACATATCTAAATCAATATATAAACGAGCATAAAATGCGAAGGAGGAAATTCCATGTGCAGTGTGAACGTGTATGAGAACGATTCCCAGGGAACCGTAGATGCCATCATCTACAACGGAAACAAGGTGGAGAACGTAGTGCCTGATCTGAGCCGCTTCCAGATGTACGGCTATCCGCTCATAGCTGCTGTAGCAGATGGGCTGCCTCACGCCGACCTGTTCCAGGGCGATATGGAAACCGAGATCGCCCGTATTATCTCCGGTGGAACGCCCATTGTCCGCTCGAAGGACGGAGATGTAAACGTCAACTACCGCATCATGGGGGATGCAGGGCGCGTCCTATTCGCCCTGTGACCGAACACGGAACCGATCCATATCTTATAGTAGTATAGTTATTATATATATTATATATACTATATTCTATATAAATAGTATTCCTAACTGTTCTCTTTCTTAAGTTTCTTTTGGTTACTTTTCTTTGTTTCTTTCTCTTGCTGTTGAAAAACAAAACGGAAGCCGGAATGTTAAGTTTCAGATTTTCCGAGATTGCAGGGGTATAACCGCTTGTAATTAGATACGCCTTGTGCTACAATAGCAAACGCGAACGATAATAGATATTCCTACGGGAAATATTGTGAACGCAAATACAACAGAAGAAAACTTGCATTTATGCGAACACCGTTCGATTGCGAACGGAAAGCAGCTTGGGTACAATGTACACGAACGATGGATGGAAGGGAGATGGAAACTATGTGGTCAGCGGAAATCAAGTTCGCTAAACCGGCGCACACTTCGGGTGTGGCGGGACTGGAAACCAGGCAGGATGCGGAAGACTGGGTGCGTCAGGAACTCAGATGCAGGGGTCGCAGGGATCTCTTCAACCACTACCGCTTCGACTGTGAGGGCAAAGCCGTTCCTGCGCAGATCCGCATTTTCAAAGGAGCGGAAACCAACCGCGTCACTTACATACGGGATTGCTGATCCCAATGCGTGAGCCGCAACACGCAGGGTCAAAAAGAGAACAGGGACATAATTAACCGGGTGCGGAACACCCTAGCCGGTAGGGGTCGGGAAGACGGTCACGCGAAGCCCCTAGCAAAGGAAACCGTCTGATGGTACATGGAATGTGGACTGGAAACTGGAGAGGATGTGGTGCGGATTGAGGGAAATGATGTGAGAATCAGAGCGAAAATGCGAGAATGGATAGATGTCAACCTAGTCGGATTTCCGAATAGGTTGTAATTAAAAGAACGCGCTGGAGGGATTATATGGTAGTAAGCGTTGAACGATTGAAGCCGCATCCTGGTAATACCGAATTCTTTTCCGATATGACTGGATGGAAGTGGGACAAGTTCCTTGCTTCCATCGCCGAAAGCAATGGCCCGATTGAGCCTTTGATCATAACGGAAGATTACATAGTCGTGAGTGGAAATCAGCGTCTCCGTGCCTGCAAGCAGCTGGGCATTCAGAGCGTACAGTGCGAGATGAGGAAGTATAAGAGCGAGGAGGAGATCATCAAGGATCTCATTGAGATCAACGTGGAACAGCGTGGAACGATTGAGAGCACGCCTGAACAAATGCTGGCAAGGATCAACGCCCTGAAGAAGTATTATAATATAAAAAAGGGGTGTGTGGGCGAAGTCAGCAAAGGCGAAGTGTATAAGCTTGCCGGTGTAAGCAAAGACGATGAGAGTTATGCCAAAGCCATCGTTTCTGCTGTTCCCGAAGCTCGTGAACTCCTGGAAGAGGGCGTCATCTCCAAGAAAGCTGTCTGGGCGATCCTCTCCAAACTGCCTGCCGAAGATCAGCGCCGCATCTGCCAGATGATGGACGCGGAAGGAAAATATACCGTTGATATGGTAGCCCATTTGCGCGACGAACTGAAGAAGCGCGATGAGGAAACCGAGAGGGCGAAAGCGGAGGCGGAACAGGCTGTCAGCGACAGCGTAGAAGCACAGCGGGAAGCCATGCGCTTGCAGAAGGAAATTGATGAGTCGAAAGACAGCAAGCGTTATGTGCTTATGAAGGAACAGCGCGATCAGGCACAGCAGGAAGCCCGGACGGCTTATGAACGCCAGAAGCAGTCGGAAACCAGGCTGACAAAGCAGCTAACCGAAGCGCAGAAACTGGAACAGAGCGCAAGGAACCAGTTGAAAATGCGCACAGACGAACTGGAAAAGGCCAGAGCGGAGATCGCTGAGAAGGACAAGATCATTGAGGAAACCGTCCTTTATGAGGAAGTACCGCCTGCTGACTACGAGGAAACCAAACAGAAGCTTGCAGAGTATGAAGCGCAGAAGAAGAAGCGCGAAGAGGAACTGAAGAAGCCGGGATACATCAAGCTCATCATGGAATTCGCTACGAATGCGGAACTGGAGGCACAACAGGTGCTGACCGAAGTGCCAAAGCTCTTCAGGGATGGGATCACGGAGGAAACCAGACTGGAGATCGTGAAGAAGCTCGACAATACTGTCAAGTACATCCAGGGCATCCAGACGCAGTTGGTTGCAAGTTAACCGAAAAATTAAAATGTCCATCTTGCAATTGTATTGCATAAATGTTACAATGGCTGTAACAAATTAAAGGAGGTTGCAGCCATGACAATGGAAATCAAAAGAGGTGATGTGTTTCTCGTGAACTTTGGTGCGGCGTATGGGTCTGTGCAGGGCGGTCTGCGTCCGGCGGTTGTGGTACAGAACGATGTCGGAAACCTGCACAGCCCTACGGTTACCGTACTTCCCATTACGAGCATGACAAAGAAACGGCATCTTCCAACACACGTTCTTCTGGAGCAGGGCGTCGCCGGTCTTAGGATGGAGAGCATGATCCTTACGGAGCAAATCTGTACGATCAGCAAGACCCAGATGAACGCTCGTATAGGAACAGTAAGTACTGTAATTCAAACGCGCATCTCCAATGCCATACGCATACAACTTGACATTTGAATCTCTCGGATGCTATAATGCAAGAAGAGGTGATCCAAATGCGCCAGGAAGTCGACCCCGGAAACCTTTTTTACACGCTCCAACATTTTCTGGATGCTTTTGAGCGTACAGCCGCGACGCATCCTTTGGAAATGTCCTATACGCCAAGGGCAGTGCTCTATCTGGCTTGGGCGGGCGTCCCACAGGAGCACATAGGGGATCTGTACAAAGCGGATATCCAAACGGACTGTATAATCGACCACATCTCCGGCAGGCACATCACCACGGAAAGAACGATATTACAGTTCCTCAGGCAGTACGCGAACATGGCAATATGCAGATATCGCGAAACAGAGGATGTGTATTTGTTGCGAACCCTTAGAATGGGGCATTGTGAGGTCAGGACGATCAATGTGCTGATATCGCGGTACAGGGACGTTGCCAGAGCGTTGAAGATTCCGGAAAACGAGAAGCTGTGCTATTCGATCGTATACAAATCGTCCAACTTTATCAGAGCGGCACAGTTCCTGATGGCAAACGGCAACCGAATACCGTCTCGCATACGCGGCAGGGCGATGACCTACGGAGACAGAGAGTTTATAGAGGAGATGTTCGACACAACGTTTGATAGTTCGAAGGAAAGAAACCGATATATCAACGACTTTGAACAGTGGCAGGTACATAGAGAAGAATACCTTAAACGGACGCGCAGATAGCGCGTCCTTCATTTTTAGCTTATGAAAATACTTATCATCTCAGCGGCGGCATTGACCGCCGTTTTCGTTTTCCTTTGCGCTCTTTTGAAAACAGCGCGGTATGAAGATGATTGGCAGAACAGAGCATATGACGAGTACATAAGGAGGAATAAAACATGATCTGGAGCATTATTCTGTTTGCTTTGGGGTTCGCGGGTGGCATTCTCTTCTGGAGTTGGCACATGGCGCAGCTTCAGAAGGTCGCGGACAGTGTGGCGTCCAGGAAGAACGACGAGATTCGGAGGCTCCGGGAGAGCTACCGCATCCTGAAAGAGGACTATGATCGCAAGGACAGATGCTCCGAAGCTTCCAGCGCGTACAGGCTGGGCGCACAGAATGCCAGGAGAAGGGCGGCGTGAGATGGCAAAGATATACTGCGCTGATGTTGGATGCGCGTTCAACAACGACAAGGGCGTATGCACGGCGAAGGAGGTCGCTTTGTCTTGGCATAGCGTTGTGACGGTGTGGGAGGGGCGGCAGGAATTTCACCGATGCAAGACGCGGGAAACCAGTAAGGAACGCCGGGAGCTTGAAAAGCAAATGGAGGTGTTTATCAATGAGCAGACAGGCAAAGAATAAGGCGGAAGATTGGAGGAACGATCCTGCTACGGAGAAGCAGTTGGCCTACATCCGGGAAATGCAGGAATTCTCCGATTTTCCGATTCCTCGGTTCACCGGCGGCACGAAGGGTGAGGCCAGCGACTACATAGATAGATGGTCGAGGCAAGCCCACGAAGCCTTTGACTTCGGTGGGCTTGGCGACAACTACGGCGACAGAATTTAAAGGAGGATCATCATGAGCCTGTACAACACACTGTTTGGATTCAATTCAGCGTGCATTTTCTTCATGCCGATGCTGGGGCGAAAGCAGGAGGACTACCCGCGTTTCCGGGATTGTTTCATCACCGAAGACAACAACATCGGCATCTACACCCGCGTGGGCGGGAACAACCGTGGTTGCGGCTTCGGTGATGAGGAGCTTTACACGGATAAATACTTCATCCGCACCTATGACGACGACTTCGATAACACCTATGCCACCTATGAATTCCGGGTGCCGGAGAAGTGGCAGCCGGACTTCGACAAGCTGATGGATGACCGGATGCGCGAGTGGAAGAAGCCGCCAGAGATAGTATGGCTGGATTGCATTCCGAAGAAGTTTGGAGGCTGTGGCGGAAAAGGAACGATGAAGTGCATCGTGAGTAAGTACAACGGGCACAAGCACGGCACATGTACGGTGTGCGGAGCGAGATTCATGGAGTGATTGAAATGATTGATTTAACGCCGTTGGTCATCACGCTGTTGGTCGGAGCAGCAGCGTGGATTCTCAAAGATTACGTTTAGGAGGGATAGCATGGACGCAGTACAGGCACTTTTGACTGGAGTATACGGGTTTTTGATCCTACTGGGATTCGCGGGAGCGGGAACTGTAGCACTGCTGATAGCTGGAGCGATTGGAGCCATCATTAAGAGAGCGGGAGGCGAAGAGTATGACAGCCACGATTCATCTCATTAAGCAACCAAGTGACGAAGAGCTGATGCTGTTCAAACGCTGCTGCTGGGCAACAGTCGGCAAGACCGAAGAGCCGTCAAAGCTGCCATCATCGGAGATGCTGCGGAAGGTGCTGACGGCACGACACAGTCCAATCCGGGTGCTGACGTTTGCGTTCCTGATTGAAGATGTACCCTACTGGATAGCAATGCACCTCAGGACGCATAAGCACATGGAGTGCTTTATCCCAACGTGGCTTGAATGGCTTAAAAAAGATGACAAGGAGTGATTGAATAATGATTAAGGTATTTACCACGAATAAAGAAGGAAAGATAGAACTGACAAAGGACGAACTTAAAGCACTTCTCGATGAAGCCTATTGGGATGGGTTTAAGGCGAACAGCCATACATATGTGTATAATACTCCACCACTTTGGTCACCGTATCAATGGACGATAACAAATAGCTCTAGTGCTACAATTAAATCGACCGACATAACGAACGGAGCTATTGATGCTAATATCTGACGCGGCAGAGGGGAATGAGAAACAATGAAGAGGATAGTGCAGAATGAATAAGCGAGATAAGGTAATCAAAGGGCTTGAGTGCTGTACAACGATGGACGAACAGGGGTTTCCGTCATGCGAGAAATGTCCGTATGATGTAAACGGCACTTGCCATGATTTAGATGCGTTGCACAGAGATGCATTGATGTTGCTGAAAGCGCAAAAGGCGGAAGCTGCGGATGTACCGAAGCCAGATAGCGATATTGGGTGTTGGTATGATATAACGCACAATTATACTTTGGAACAAGTAGTTAGTGCGTTGAAAGCGCAAGAGCCTAGGATAATGACGCTAAAAGAAGTACAACAGCATAACAATCAGGATGGTTGTATCTGGTTTGAACAACCATCATACAATGCGGTTGCGGCATTTGTGACACAAGATGGAGAAGAATTCACGGAACTAATAAGCCCGTACCTGCTGGGTTTACCCATCAATCATAGATATATGGTAAACAGATTCTACGGATTGACGTGGCGCTGCTGGACGTCTCGTCCTACAGATGAGCAGAGGGAGGCGGTGAAGTGGGATGACTAATCAACGCGCAATTTGTTTGTTGTCGCAGATGTATCTGCCGTGTTTTGATGAAGAAGAAAAAGAGGCATTGTCGTTGGCAATAAATACGCTGTCAGTGAAAGCACAGGAGCCACGAGTGCTAACGTTGGAAGAAATCAAAGAAGGTGAACCGTACTGGCTTATTGCTGGAAAGGATTTAACACCGCGACCTGTTATTTGTGTACACCGCGAAGATGACGCACAAAAGCCGTATATTGTATTCGTGTGGCAATACGGAACATTTTCATGGGAGTCAGAAGATTGTGGCAAACGCTGGCGCTGCTGGTCATCTCGCCCTTCAGCGGCAGAAATGGAGGCGGTACCATGGGAATCCGTGAAATAGTTTACATTTCATCTTCTGTGTGGCTGGGCATTTCAACAATGTTGTTGAGCGTATTTCAAGGCGCAAAAGGCACGGGTACAAAAGTGCGCGCTGTAGCGATATGGATTATGGTCACGGGGTATATGGTTTTTAGGTGTTTTGTAAGATAGGAGGGCGAATGATGGACGACCTGATTTCGAGGACGACGCTTTTGAACGACCTGTCATATTGTGCCCCTGAACTGTGGCAAGACGAGGAATATATCAAATCCAAGATTATAAAACAGCCAGTAGTGGACGCTGCGCCGGTGGTGCATGGGCGATGGATTAAAATGACTGGTATGATGCCGCCTGAATACCACGGACATTATGAATGTTCTGAGTGCCAATGGCATATGAAGGGACTTAGAAATAGTTGGACACGGGAAGAAGAACTATCTTATTGTCCAAATTGCGGCGCAAAAATGCAATAACTGTGGTATTTGCTCTCCCATATCGCAGACATATATTGGTGCTGTAAGGGCATGGAATACCATGATTATTCAAATGAAGGAGGTTGACAAGTATGAAAGCCAAGAAGCAAATCATCACGACGCAGGATATTGACATAGACATCACTGATGTCACGCTGCTGTCGATCGAAGAATACGAAGATAATGAAGACATCATACCGCTTGTAGATGTAGATAATCTGTACTGGCTACGGTCGCCCGGCAGCGATAGATACGCCGCCGCGTGCGTCTGCGACGATGGTTCCGCCGACTACTATGGCAGTATCGTGTGCATCGGCTTCAATGCTGTGCGTCCGGTCATGCGGCTTTCCGAATCTGAAATTTCAGGTCTCAGCGCAGGAGACAAGATCGAGATGGCAGGGTATACATGGACGATACTGCACGGCGGATTGGCATTGTGTGATGCTATTGTTGGACGAACTGCGTTCCGTAAGGACTGGCAGGCAGAAGACGCTAATGTGTACGAATCGTCTGACATCAAGAAGTGGCTGGAGAACTGGGCTACTGAGAACGGGATCGAGGTGCAGAAATGAGCAATAGTAGCAATGGCGCGAATCAAACTATAACCGTAGGATTCTATCATGGGGCGTTAAGTGACACTTACGAGGAGCAAGCCAATGCGCAGGGATTTACGCTTGGCGATAAGGCTAAGTTGCTTCAGGATTTAGGCCATCACACTGTAATGATATGGATACACGGTCTATTGACAGACAGTCAGTACGATGCGGCACTGAAGAAGCTGCAAAAGCAGCTTGTAAAGGCGTTGAAACCGATAGGTGCAAATGGGAACGATTAAGCGGAATGAGTAAGGAACATAAAAATGAAGAAAAAAGATCCCATAGTATTTTTTCTCTCTGGCCCCATGTCCGGTCTTCCTGACGCGGGGCGCGAAGAATTCAATCGCGTTGAACGCATTTTGCGCGGCGACGGCTGTTTGGTTTTGAATCCAGCCTGTCTGCCCTTGGACTTGCCCGACGAATGTTATATGCCTATTTGCCTGGCGATGCTCCGTGAGAGCGACGCCGTGATGATGTTGAACGGATGGGAGAATAGTGTCGGAGCGATGATCGAACATGACTACGCAATCAAATGTGGCTTGGGTGTAGTGGAGTGGAGGGAGTATGAAAAACTATTTGGAGCCGGTTGATATCACGGCGATAAAAACCCTGCATAAAATACTTGAGGCACACGGCATACCTCATCAATACATACTGGAACCGAGTATGGGCGGTGCGACCATAAAGATTCCGTCTATGGCAGCGTGGGATAGTAAACGCGGAGACCGCGTCAGTATTATTCAGTATCGCGGCAGCTACGGTGGCAAGGACGGTCTTCTGGAGTGCTGGTTCAAAACAAAGAAGCGCAACGATAAAGAACCTGTAGGATACATAAATGTGACAAACGCATTTATGCAGATAAAGGAGGCGATGGGGTATGAATGATGCTGTTGAGTTTCACTACAACGGCAGGATATTTCGATCCTATGCATCTCTTACAGCAGCTGCCCCCAACGGGATGTCCGAATACGCAATAAGGCATCGCATCAAGAATCTGGGTATGAGCGTAAAAGACGCAGTAGAACAGCCCTCAACGGCGGGGATGCCCAGGTATTTCTTCAGGGGAAGAGGATATAAGAACATTCACGATCTGTCGCTGGTTGCTCCCAACAGAGCTTGCGATGGCACGATTTCTCGTAGGCTAAGAGATGGATGGACGATTGAGGATGCGCTGACAGCCCCAGTGATCGATCCCAGATTGACGCGAAAAGCGGACAAGGTACGAGATCCTGAGAAACGCATGGTGTATCTGTGGATGATACGATACATATACGAGAACAAAATGGATCCTGAAAAGATAGAGTATCTTGGCGACCGTCATTATCAGATCCACACCCTGAATTTTATATGGGATTTTATCTTCGAGGGCGATATGATGACGGCTAAAGCAATTTATAAATCGTCTGGCAAGATCAGCTACCCTGTCTACAAATGTCCCATCCGACATTGGCACTTAGGCGAAATGCAGCGATACAATGAAGATGGATGGCGGTTTGATAAGAATACTATGAGGTATATACCCAATATGTGAGGAGGTTACGGTATGGCGGCGTTAAGTGTACGGGATTGCGGCAAGGGTCACGGGATGCGCCGGAGAAGGGAAAAGCAGTTCAAAGCCCCTTACGATGCTTATTTAAGAGCGGTAAGCTTCCTTAATGAACTGAAAGTGTATTCGCAGTATCTTTCGCACGGGGAATGCATCGCACTGAAGACGAAAGCTTTGTGCGGACACATCCAGGGCGCGGCTGACGATCTGGTCGGTTTATTGAACAGTAAGGAGGTAATAATCAGTGATACACGACACAGCTTCTACGACTTCTGATGAAGTGCTTCTGGAATACACCTATTCCGTGCAGTTGGTGCTGCGCGTGACCACAGCGCAGGATGTCGATGTGTCTCCTGTCGTGGAAGAATATCAGGCCGCAATCTATCGTGCGCTGTCCGAATCTACCGATGAACTGATTTCGAAGAAAAAAATCGTGGCGTGTGACGCTCTGGGCAAATGGATAAAGGTTGAAGAGATTGAACTGTGAATAAGAGAAACATCCGAAGCCATACAGTATAAGAAAAGGAGAAAATAAGAATGAGCGAATACTACGATTTCTATCTCGTCCGCAAGGATGGCGATGGTAAGTTCCACATGGCTGGCCCGTACTACAAGGATAAGGATGGCGAAATGAAGCTCCGTTCCCTGTATACGCATTCCAGGAGTTTTATTGATGGAGACGAATTCAAATCCTTGTTCTCTTCCATGTCTGTCAACGATATGGATGAAGAGATCGCGTCCTTTGCATCGTCCTCTGGTCTGTTTACCGATAAGGATAAAAAGTATTCCATGGCGTATATCCTGCCCTGCTCCCAGATAGAGCGTTATGCCAAAGAACAGCCCCGGAAGGGATATGTAGAACTGGAGAACTATTCCGAAGACCCAGAGGATCTGTCCGGTCTGCCCCTGATGAAATGTGAAACCTATTGTGCGCTGCCTCAGGTAGAGCGCGACAAATACGCATTCGTGGCCTATACCGATACGTGGTCTCCGGGGTATGTGCTGAATGTCATTGCAGAAGCGATCTACGATGCCGCGCTCTTTTGCGCGAGAAAAGACGACTACTACATCATGATGGTTGTGGGGTGATGCAATGAAGATCATAGACTGGGAACGCAAGGGGAATGTGGTTCGCTTTTATCTGGGCAAAGACGATCTCGAAGAATGGTGGGGCGATGATTGGGATGATAGGCCCTACGAGCATAATGCAGGAACCGTATACGATGAATTTGTAACGGGTACTGTGGACATAGCTTTTTCGTTCGATCTGGACTTGTTCGAACCAAAGGATGATTGGACGTATCAGGGCAACAGTCCCTATTGCAAGGAAGACTTCGTGCGAAAGGATGCTCCGATACTGGTTATCGCTTCATCTGATGATTACTGGGATGCTCAGTATTCCAGGTGCATCGGTAGCAAGAATGTCTTCAAAGTCTATATGGGCGATCCGATTCCGACTAATATTGATGGTATGGTTGAGCTTAACAGACACATAACAGAATAATTACATAAACTATCTAGTAATTAGAATACGCTTTATGGTATAATTGGGCATACCGTTTGACAGGTATATAGGTTCCTCTGGGTCGGCTGTAAGGCCGATTTCTTTTGTTCCCCTTTTTGTGAAAGGAGTGATTTTCTCATGCCCGTTTCTGAGACTGCTGTGATCGAACTCAGGCAGCGCGTCTACAATCTCAGCCTGTATCTTGCATGGCTGGAGGAGAAGCATCCGAGGCTTTTCAAGAAGCTTGAAAAAGAATTCGATGGCCTGCCCGGATACGCCGGAGGGATCGAACTCGAATGAAACTGTACTTTCTGAATTCCCGTAATAAGTCTTCTCTTGTTGAAGACAATGTTTCCCCTGATAATGTGCTTCAAAAAATATATGCCGATATAGCAAAGCGAAATCCCCATTTCATCATTTACTATGTAAGAGAGTGGATGTTGGACGGGCGTAAGTATTATGACGTTGGCTCCCACACAGAATTCTATTATACGAAAGATGAGGATGCGGAGGGTTTGAATGTTGAATAAAGAAGAGTTTAAGAAGATGATGACCAAGCTGCGTGAAGCCGATGAGGCGGACGATGCTATCGGGGAGGCGTTTAGCAAGTCTGGCGGCAATTATTTCAATGAATCCTTTTGCTACACCCAGGATGTGGCGGTCTACGCTCTTGAAGCTGCCCTGGGAGACGATGATGAAACGATCTCCTATTACATCTACGATCTTAACTGGGGAGAGAAGGGCAAAGACTGCATCACCCTCCCCGATGACACGAAGGTTTCTCTGACGAATCTCGACGAACTGTACGATTACATTGTGGGCAAGAATAAGCCCCCTGAGCATGATACAGAGGTCGTGTTCAGTATCCCCTCAGAGGATGTCCCCACCGTAAACGCCCTCGAATTGATCCATGATAAGACGGATGACTGTTACATATTGGACTTCGAAGAGCTTTGTCAGAATGATTCTGCACAGCGGCTCGACCATCTTGAAAGACTTGCGCTCAAGCTACTGGACTTTTCCCGCGATGAAGAATTCACAGCGGATGACGTGATCAACATGATGTTTGATCCCGGCAGACTATTCAAAAGCGTTCGTGAGGCCGCGCTGTGGATGATGCTGCATTACGTAGGCGCTGATTTGCTGATATCCGGGTTGCGTCAGTTGAAAGGAGGTGAGTGACCATGGGAAACACGTATGAATGCCCGATTTGCGGCGAGAAGCTCCAGGACATCGACAAGTACGCGGCGCATTTTATTGCCTGTAACGATAAGCGCAAGGCCGAAGAAGAGAAGCGCAAGAGCGAACGCCTTGCCAAAGAGCTTGAAAAGCGCAAGGCTGAAGTCGATGCTGCGTATAAGCAGTACAAGAAGCTCCGGGACGCTTATGACAAGGACTATTCCAATCTCTTTGACAGTTCTGTCGCACACAGTCCCTTTGCCGACATTATGAAGTATCTCATCGAAAATGCTGTGTTCTGATTGCCATCGCGAGGTGCGCGAACCCACAAGATCCTATCTCAATAAGGGCGTCGAGATCCGATGCCCTTATTGTGGAGGGCTGATGGACGTTGAAGTCTTCTGCGACCTGTGTGGTTGCAGGATAACCGATTCTTACATACGGACGAACGACGGCTTTAACTACTGCGATAAATGCTACACTGTGGAGGATATTCCATGAGAAGTGTACAGAAGATCGAGTCCGATATCAAAAACATTATTGACGATATTAAAAATGCACTTGAAAGAAATCCATATAAGATAGAGGAAGAAGAAAATGGCGAATACATTCGAAATGGTCTGTACTCTGAAGACGTGCAAGCAGACAGAGAAGTTTACCCCGATTGAGACGAGAACCTTTGACAGCGGATGGGTAGTGCGCAATGTGCGCTTTAACGCCGTATCCGGTATGAATCGGCATATGCTGGAGATTCGCGGCGGCGCGTGGCAGGATGATGCCAAGAACGAAGTGCGCACCTATACGCGAACGCCCGAAGGACGCACGGAGCGCATCACGATCCCGTGGAAGGACAGGATGAAGCCGGATATGATCGCCCAGGTTGCGGGCTTCCGGCAGTATGTGGTCGATATGGGCGACGGCAAACGCAGGACGGCGTTACAGGGCTTGCTGAACGCCTTTGACAATGGCACTGTCACGGATGAGATGATGGACAAACTGTCCGTCTCCAGTGAATCCGAGGCCAAACAGCAGCTGGCTGATCTGAACGAACAGAGACACGTATTTATCACCGAATGGGACTTTGCAGAATGCGTTCAGCGTATGCTGGAGTCTGGCGCGTTTGAGGGCAAAAAGTTCCTGGTGCGCGGCAATATCGAACTCAGCGAATACAATGGCAAGATCGTTACGCGCTATCTGCCCACAAAGATCTACCTTGATGCTTCAGACGATGAGTACAAGGCGGAGGGAACGTTCGTAGTCGTGTACGGCAAAGACGCTCTGGACAGCATCGACCTTCATTCTACGCGCAGATATATCGTTAACGCCTATTCCTTCTCCTACGATGGCAGACGCAAGAAGCAGATCCCGATTCCCCTGAAGTTTGTATTGCCTGTGGGCGAAGACCAGTCCGAAAAACAGCAGGGTATTCTGTTCGCGCTGTCCAAGAGCTTTACCATTAAGAAGACCGATGGCGTCGCTTATAAGGAGCTTGGCGTGAAGTGCGACCTCATCAATGGCGCTGAGGCTATTCCTCTCACGCGGGATATGCTCACGGATAACGAGATAGAGCTTCTGGATCTGGGCGTTGTGACCATGGAGGATATTCAGCGCGACAGGGGCAATGTGGTCTACGGAGAGCGCAAGACCGAATGGGTCATTAAGAACTTCGCCAGAGGCTGGATGTCCGGTGCGAAGCCCACTGTGTACACCGATGACGATATGGTCATTTCCGATGAAGAAGACGAGCTTGATATTTAAGGAGAAAAGCACATGGCGTACGGTAAGAAAAAAGTAATGAGCAAGTTCCTTGGCGACTATTCCGTCTGTTTGCTGGGTGAATCCGGCATTGGCAAAACGACCATGATGGTCAATACCTGTGAGCGCGAGTTTGGCGATGACGGATACATGATATTCAATGTGGGCAAAGAACAGGGCGTTGACTGTATCGACGGAGCGGTGTATGAGGACATTGAAGATTGGCGCAAGTTCGACGCCGTTACCAAAGACATCATCGAAAATAAGGATACCGATTACCCTGACCTCCGCGTTGTTGTGGTTGACACACTGGATCAGCTGATCGAGATCACGGAGCCTGAAGTTATTCGCCGCTATAACAACGAGAACATGGGCAACAAGGATTTCAAGGCAGCCAAGACCATCAATGGCGCATATGGCGGCTTCGGTCGGGGCGAGGATATGGTCATCAAGATCCTGCTCGACCGTTTCTGGGATCTCCAGAACGCGGGCGTTCGGGTGTGGTTCACGGGCCATGTCAAGAACCGCGAGATCCTCGATCCCGTCACCAATTCCACCTATACTTCCATCACCACCAATATGATGACGCGATATTTCAACGCATTCCGCACCAAGATGCACGTTGTAGGCGTCGCCTGTATCGACCGCCGCATCGAAGAAGAGGGGACGGGACGCAAAAATCTGGTAACACGCAAGGAGATCACTGTGAACCGCGTGAAGGAGGAGCGCAGGAAGATTGTCTTCCGCGATGACAACTACAGCGTGGACAGCAAGAGCCGTTTTGCGAACATTGTAAATGAAATCCCGATGACTACGGACGCATTCATTAAAGCACTGAAGGACGCCATCGCGAATTCCTCCAGGCCCACCGAAGCAAAGGCAGAGAAGCCGTCCAGGGCAAAGGCTGAGAAGCCTGCGCCCGTCATGCCGCCTCTGCCTGGAGATGACCCCGTAAAAGAGCAGGAGGACGAGCTGCCCTTTACCGATCCTGCTGTGGCGAAGGAGCCTGAACCGGAGGAGATCGACGAATTGTTCGATCTGGACGAAGATGAGGATGACGAAGAAGAAACCTTCGACGTGGCGGCAAAGATCGCGGATATCAAGACCGTGTACCGCGACTCTCCTGTCCAGAAAAAGCGCGAAGTTAAGGCGATCCTGCTTTCCGTTGGCAAAAAGACGCTTGAAAATGATATCCCCATTGAAAAACTGAAAGAGATCATGGATGTGCTGGGAGTGGCATGAATGTAACCTGTAAATTCTGTGGCAAGAAGATAGAAAAGGAGTCGGCGTATTGCGTCCGGAGTAATTCCGGGCGCAACGCCTATTATTGCACCGAAAACGAGTATGTAGATGCGCTTGCGGTACGTGCCAGAAAGCAGAAACTCCTATCCGACCTGTCCGAAGTGTTGGGTTATGATGTTTCAAGCCAGAAATACTTCTTTTCGATGCTGAAAGAGGTCACGGACGCCTTTCCTATGCTGAAGGTTGCGGATTATGTCGCTGAGAACGCGGTATATTTGAAAAATGCGCTCGACAGACCATTTGAAAACGGCTTTATGCGCACAAAATACCTTATGGCAGTGCTCAAAAATCAACTGGTGCGCTATGATCCACAAAATCAGGTGAAATTGGCGTCGGATTTTGAGATGCTACCCATAATATGGAGAAAAAAACCGCGCAGACCCACCGTTGAAGAGATGGAGAACGCGTATCTGGAGGAGGATGATGATGTCATATGACGAAACTCGTATCCGGCGTCGAAAAATATCCTCAGTCGTTGTTCGAAGCGCGTTATCCCATCGAAATGAACGTGGTTTCCTGTATCGCGAAGGATCTTTTGCTTCTGGATGAGCATGATTTTAAGCCCTCTGACTTCCTGACACAGGACGGAGCCTTTTATTTCAGCGTATTTCGGCGTGTTCGCGATTCCGGCGTCAATGTTCTTGCCGAAGCGGACTGCTATGCGAACGTAGCGGAGCAAACACGCGTCGGTTTGGACAGCCGGGGCGGCTGGCTGTACATAAAGCACATGATCGACACCGCTGTTACGGAGAATTTCCCCGCGTATGTCGCTTTGCTGGAGCGCGAGAACACGATCTTCGAACTCTACAAACTGGGTTTTGATATGACAAGGCCTATTGTGCTCAAGGGGAAGAAAATGCTCCCTCTGGCGATGTTCCGAGAGATGCAGGACGCCTCTTCCGTACTGGACTGGTACGAGAGCAAGCTTTCCGCAGTGGGCGACGGCTATTCCAAGCAGATCTTAGAGGAAGAAATGCTGGATTTCGATGATGCGTTCATTGATTCCTGTCTGGCAGGCGAAGAAAACGGCGTTCCATTTGATGTGTTTGAAGAGGATATCAATGGCAACGAGATAAACTGTCTGCCATTTCTCTCGCGGCAGATGAACGGCTATATGCCGGGAACATTCAATGTGCTCGGCGGCTTTTCCTCTGTCGGCAAAACGTCGATGTGGATCACGATCATCATGGGGCTTCTGCGAAGAGAGCAGAAAGTGCTCATCATCAGCAACGAGCAAAAGGCAAAGGTTTTCAAGATCGCGCTGATCGTGTGGCTGTTGCGTAAAAAGTTTAACTACACGGGCATCACCCGTTCCAGGCTCCAGAATGGCGCGATAAACGGGAATGACAGGCGTATGATCAAACAGGTGCAGGATTATTGGCAGAACAGCGGCTATAATCAGCGCGTCAAGTTCATTTCCATTCCCGACGCCAATATGTCAGTGCTGAAGAAGAAGGTTCGCGAAAACGTGTTGCGCTACGGCTTCAATGTGGTCTTGTATGACACCCTGAAATGCGATTTTTCGGACGCAAGTGCCGATGACAAAGAGTATGTGCGCCTTATCAAGGATTCGCGCCTACTCGACCAGATCGCCAAGCGGTATAACATCATCGTTCTCGCTTCCATGCAGCTGGCCCTCGCTTCTCTGGGAAAGCTTTGGCTGGATGCTTCTACGCTGTCCATGTCAAAGGCCGTTAAAGAGGTCTGCGAGACGCTTCTTCTTATGCGCTCCGTGTACGCGGATGAGATAGACCCGAAGAGCAAGTTTTACTGCCACCCCTTCAGGCGTGAACAGGACGCCAGCGGTAAGATCGTTGAACGGGAGTACGAGGTAGACCGCACTTCGACGTGGAGAATGTTGTTTGTGGACAAAAACCGCAACGGGCAGGACAGCATCGGTGACGGCGTGGCGTATCTGCTGAAGTTCAGAGGTCAGTTCTGTACGTTTTCCGAGTCCTTCCTGTGCAGACCGAAGCACGGTAATATCCATGGAGGTTCGTGATGCTTTCAGAAATCAAAGCGGCGCTCATCGAACACCCAGAACACATCCGATCCCTGCTGGAACAGTTTGGTTTTGCACACGTTCACGTTCGCCCCTCTGAAATACGCTGTGCCAGGCAGCAGGGCGGCAATCCATCCGCCATATCCATTCGATTGGTGGATAATGACGCCCTGTACTGCATGGACTATGTGAACGCGGAGAGCAAGGATATCTTCCACTTTATCTCGGATCTCCGGTCTGTTCCATATGGCGATGTGGTCAAGGCAGCCAAAGCCTATACGGGCGATGTTGAAACAAAACAGCACGTCACCACAAAGCGCGAAGTCAGAAAAAGCGAAGTTCTTTCGCTTGATGTATTGGATAAGTATCCGAAAATATTCTCCAAGCTCTTCCTGGACGATCACATCTCCCTGACGGCACAGCAGTATTTTGATATACGCTACGACGAAGAGTCCGACAGGATCCTGTTCCCCGTCCATAACGCGAACGGTGAACTGATCAGCCTGAAAGGGCGTGTAAATCACGCCGTTTTACCCTCAGAACCCAAGTATTTATATTTATATCCGTGTGTTCCAAGCGAGACGCTGTATAATCTGTCGTCTGTAAAACAAACCCTTTGCATCCAGTCAATTTCTGTTGGAGAAAGCGAAAAAATGGCTATGCAGGCGTTCAGCTACGGATACAGCAATGTCGTAGGCATTGGCGGCAATCGTCTCTCCGAGCAACAGATTGCGATACTGGCTTCCCTCGCTCCAAAAAGAGTGAACCTGATGCTGGACGAAGGGCTTGAGCGGGCTGTCGTTGACGCCAACTTGCATTCCCTGCAAACGGTTCTGGCTCCTCTGGGTACAGAGATATACTGCTGGCATCCATCGTCGGATATTCCGCATAAGGCAAGCCCGACTGATATGGGCGCAGCTATGTACGCCGAAATACTGCGCACACAGCTTGTGAAAGTGGGGTGATGAGCATAGATCTTTTATCCTATTCAAGACTGGATACGTTCTGCACCTGTCCCAGAGCGTTCTGGTATGCGTACATCGACGGGGACAGGGGAGGGGACAATATTTATTCTTATATCGGCTCTCAGGTGCATGAGATCGTAGAGTGTATGGTCAAGGGCGAGGTCGATAAGGACGAAGCGAAGGAACGATTCCTGGACGCCATGTCCGATGCCGATGTACTGGGCTATGCGTGGATGAGCGATAAGGTCAGGGAGAAGTATACCGACGATATCCTGCATTATCTGGAGAGCTTTTCCATGGATCCATACCGCGATCCCCATATCGAAGAGCATTTTGTCGTAAATATCGGCGGCTATTCCGTTCAGGGCTATATCGACTGTTGGTTTGAGCAGGAGAATGGCATTGTCATTGAGGACTTTAAGACCTCCTCCAAATATTCCAAAGCAGACCTTGAAGCGCATTCCATGCAGCTGGCGGTCTACGCTATGGCGTTGGAGAGATCCGAAAAGTACAATGGCAAGCCCATCTTCCTCAGATTCAATATGCTGAAATACGCGAAGGTCGGCAAAAAGCTTGTAGAGCGGTGCGAACTGTCAACGCCTTGTGCTTCCCCCGGCTTCGTGGATGTTGTCTACGATGATGCCCTGAAGCAGCGGCTTACAGACTGGGTAGTGAATACCATGCATACCATAGAGTCACTCGACCCTGAACTGTATTACAGGTGGCCTAAAGGCAAGACGCCCTCCAAGGACTTCTTTTGCAGGAACATTTGCTCTCACTTTGAACGATGCAGTAGTATTGCGGGGTGAACCATGGACAACTATGTGGTATACCATCTCCATTCAGACCGCTCTATTAGCGACAGTTGCACATCGTTTGAAGATTACATAGATAAAGCGGAGCAGTTGGGACAGACTGCCATTGCCTTTACGGAGCATGGCAATATCTACAATTGGATCGAGAAGAAACTGTACTGCGAAAAGCACGGGCTGAAGTACATCCATGGCATTGAGTGCTATCTGACGGAGAGCCTCGAAGAAAAGGTGCGCGATAACTACCATACCATCCTCCTTGCGAAAAACTACGAGGGCGTAAAAGAGATCAATATGCTCGTGGATATCTCCACAACGCCCTCACACACCTACTACAAACCGCGCATTACCTTTGAAGAGTTCCTGGCCATATCGTCCAATGTCATCTGTATAAGCGCGTGTCTGGCATCGCCTTTGGCGAGGCTGTCCCCGGACACGGAGATATTCGATAAACTGTGCCGCAGGTACGACTATTTCGAAGTCCAGCCCCATGTCCGCTCTGAGTCTCAAAAGCAGTACAATAAAAGGCTCATTTCGCTGTCGCGCCTGTACAACAAGCCTTTGATCGCCGGTACGGATACGCATTCATTGAACCAGTACAAGGCTGAATGCCGTAAAATGCGTATGCTGGCGAAGGATATGAAGTTCGCCGAAGAGGACGAATTCGACCTGACGTATAAGTCGCGGGAAGAACTGGAGCAGATGTTCCGGGAGCAGGGAGTGCTGACCGAAGAGCAGATGCAGACCGCGCTCGACAATACGGTCGTTATGGCAAACAGTGTAGAACCGTTCGAACTGGATACATCCTTCAAGTATCCGAAGCTCTACGACGATGAAGAACAGGTCTTGCGCGAAACGCTGAAGCAGAAGTATCGGAAAAAGGTCAAGCAGGGCATCATTCAAAAGGATCCTGCTTATTCCGAGAATGTGCGTGAAGAGTTGCGCGTATTCAAGAAGATCGGCATGATAGGCTTTATGCTCTTCATGTCAAAGCTTATTACTTGGTGCTGGGAGAACAATATCCCTACAAGCTTCTGCCGTGGCTCTGTGGGCGGCTCCACTATAGCTTATCTGCTGGACATCATAGATCTGAACCCCGTAAAATGGCACACGATCTTTTCGCGCTTCGCCAATGAGGATAGAAAAGAGATAGGCGATATCGACATCGACCTTCCACCCACAAAACGCGCTCTCGTATACGACCATATCATACAGGAGTTTGGCGAAGACTATACGGCTTATATCCTGTCATTGGGTACTGTGTCCGACAAGGGCGTTATCGACGAGATAGGGCGCGGGCTGAATACCCAGTGGACGCGCCACAGCACTGAACCCTCTCCGTATTCCCTTCAGGCGATAGACGCCATAAAGAGCGAATACGAATCAGATCCCGAAGGGGCAAAAGCGGCGCACCCGGATGTCTTCTATTACTTCGACGGTATGCTGGATACGGTCGTATCCCAGTCTATGCATCCCGCAGGCATCATCGTAAGTCCTGTATCTCTTCCTGATAACTACGGCACGTTCCACGCGGACGGCAAGCGCATTCTTTCCATTAATATGGAGGAGGTACACGAGGTATCTTTAGTCAAATACGATCTGCTGGGTTTAAAGAACGTCGAGATCATAAGCGACACCTGTTCTTTTGCGCATATCCCATATCCCAAGTCCCATACTCTGAACTGGGAGGACGCGGATGTCTGGCAGGATATGCTGACGAGCAAGGTCGGGCTGTTCCAGTTTGAATCGCAGTTCGCCTTTGACTACCTGAAACGCTATAAGCCCACGCGCATCAACGACCTGTCCCTGTTAAGCGCCGCTCTCAGACCGTCTGGTGAATCCTATCGCGACAGGCTCATCGCCGGAGAGGTCAATAAGAATCCCTCTGCGTTGATCGATGATATGCTGAAAGCGAATAATGGCTTTCTGGTATTTCAGGAAGACATCATCCGCTTTTTACAGGAGATATGCGGACTTTCAGGCAGCGAAGCGGACAACATCCGAAGAGCCATAGGCCGCAAACAAAAGGACAGGCTGGACGCGGCGTTGCCCCAGATACTTGAAGGGTATTGTTCCAAGTCAGATAAACCCAGAGCGGTAGCGGAGCAAGAGGCCAGAGCCTTTTTGCAGATTATCGAAGACAGCGCATCGTACTCTTTTGGATACAACCATTCTACGGGTTATTCCATGGTTACCTATGCTTGCGCTTATCTTCGGTATTACTATCCTGCCCAGTTCATCGCCGCGTATTTAAACAACGCCAAGGGGCAGGAGGATATCAATTCCGGTACAGAGCTTGCAAAGACAAAAGGCGTAGAGATACGCCCCATACAATTCCCGTTCTCCGGTGCGAAATACCTGCCTGACGCGCAGGAGAACGTTATTTATAAAGGGCTTGCTTCCATTAAGTATATCGGGAACGATTTGGCGGACGCGCTCTATGAGATAGGTCAAAACGCTCCGCACACGTTCCTGGATATGATGAAGGTTTCACCGTGCGATAGTCGTCAAATGCGGATACTTATAACGCTCAACTTCTTTCGTATGTATGGCAAGCGCGGGAACCTCATGAAGCAGCTTGAACTGTTCGAATCGTATTATGCGAGAAAGAGCGGAGCATGGACGCCGAGAAAGATGTTCCGCAAGGACGCGATCCCGGAGGCATGGCGCGAATTTTTCTTCCTGCATTCCGATGAAACAGAAAAACAGGTGCAGGTCTGGGATATGGACGGCCTTTTTGAGGACATCGCTTCAACATTCCCGGATGACGATCTGTCTGTCGCGGACATCATCGCCGCGCAGTCGGAGTATTTGGGCTACATCGAAGATGTATTCCCTGAAATGACGGGATGTTATTACGTGGAGGATGTAAACGCAAAATACAGTCCAAGATTTCGCCTCTATGGATTGGCAGACGGAGAAACGGTCACGGCAAAGGCGTCAAGGCGGGATTATCAGTTCTGTCCCGTGAGCAAGGGCAATATCATATATGTGCATGGCTTTCAGCAAAAACAAAAACGAATAAAGGACGGTGAAGAATGGCGTGTTGTACCCGGTGAATTTGAAACCTGGATGAACGGTTACTCTCTCAGGGAACACATGGCAGACTGATTTATGAGTTATGACCCTAAAGATTTCAAGAATGATGTAATTAGACTGTTTATTATAACCCTGTGCTGTCTGTTGCTTCTATTCTATGCGTACACTTGCAAAGGCGAATATCAGGATCCGAATGCTGTAATTGAAGAGGCGATGACACATTTGGGAAAGCCTTACAGGCATTACGCCTCTGGCCCCGACAGGTTCGACTGTACAGGATTCACCTGTTACTGCTTTGAAACAGTGTACGGCATAGAACTGGAGCGAAGCGCGAAAGCGCAGGGCTACGATGATACATACCAGAAACTACCCCTGAACGCCCTCAGGAGAGGCGATCTCGTGTATTTTGATACCAATACCCACGACAATGACCTGTCAGACCATGCTGGGATTTATATGGGAGACGGCGAGTTTATCCACTGTTCCTCCGGTAGGGGCGAGGTCATTATCTCGTCTTTATGGGACGGTTTTTATTACGAACACTTCTCCTGGGGCAGACGGGTGCTTCAGACAGGGGATGAGGAAAAATGCAATTAAAGATAAGATTCAGCGACCACCTGATAGCATTTCTTGCGCTTTTGCAGCTGATGTTTATCGGGCTTCGCATATCGTTTCTAATCGACTGGAATATTTTGTGGGTAACGGCTCCCACATGGGGCGGTATTCTGATATTCCTCATCGCGTTCGTTGTGAAGACCGTGCGCGATGCCATGAAACCATTTAGAAAGGGATGATCCCATTGATGCTTTTGAAAAACGCAAAGGATACTAATAGCTTGATCAAGGCTGTAGGTAAATGCCAGGGTGACGTACTGCTCCGCTCTGCCGATGGCAAAGAGCAGTTCAACCTGAAATCGACCCTGTCCGAATACATCGCCATAGGCCGTCTGTGCGAAGAGCACGGGGACAGCTACGAAGTCTACTGTATGGATAGGCGCGACGAACCGTATATGCTGAAGTTCTTCTTTGAGATCAATGAATAGTGATGATGTTTGGTAAGAAGACGGAGTAAATATATTATGAACGACAGATGGCGCAATATCTTGAAAGCAAAATATGGCCGACGCGGCTATGCGAAGGATTACTTGTGTGCGCTGGACAGGCCATTTGAAGGTATGAGATTTTTCAGAGTGCCGCAGTACCAAGTTTCTTGGTATGAAGAAGTATATGGCGATGTCTTCAAGGTGCTTACAAGAGATAAAAATGGGAGATATGTATGGGCATAAAACTAAAGCTCGGTAGTTTGTTTGACGGGAGCGGCGGCTTTCCGCTTGCAGGGGTCATGAATGGCATAGAACCTGTATGGGCAAGCGAGATCGAACCGTTCCCGATACGGGTAACGCATAAGCGGTTTCCGCATATGAAGCATTTGGGCAGCGTGACAAAGATAAACGGCGCGGATATAGAGCCTGTAGATATTATTACCTTTGGCAGCCCGTGTCAGGATCTTAGCATTGCTGGTAATCGCGCCGGGATACACGAAGGAGAGCGAAGCAATCTCTTCTTTGAGGCGGTAAGAATTATAAAGGAGATGCGAAATGCAACAAATGGAGAATATCCTAGATTTGCCGTATGGGAGAATGTCTTGGGTGCATTTTCTTCAAACAGAGGCGAAGACTTCAGATGCGTCCTTGAAGCCCTGTGCAGAGTCACCGACGAATCTGTATCAATTCCTCGACCTGAGAAATGGCTCCACGCAGGATGCGTCAAATGGGGGGGGGCGAGCCTGGCATGGCGTGTATACGACGCGCAATACCACGGAGTTCCCCAGCGTCGCAAGAGGATCTTTCTTGTGGCAGATTTTGGAGGACAATGCGCCGACGAAATACTTTTTAAGCCCTACGGCTTGCAGGGGGATATTGTTGAGAGCGGAGAAGCGCGACAGACTGAAGACGATGCCTGTGATCCTGCGCAAAGCTCTGGAGCAGACGATAGCCAGAGAACAGTCGTGTTCAAGGAACGCGCAGGCAAACCAGGGGGGGGCAAAGGACCGCTCTGCGGCAGTGACAGGGCGTTTACATTAAGCACAAATACCAATCAGGCTGTTTGCCATACTGTTGCGGTCGAAGGTTTGGGGCATTGCGGTTCGCATAATGGCATAGGTTTTATGGAGGCGGATACGTCGTATACGTTAAACACAGTTGATAAGCATGGCGTAGCGTACAGATCCGATGTTGTAGCTTATGACTGTAGAAACCATACTGCCAATAAAGAAATCAGTGCGACATTACAGGCAAAATCAAACGGCGGTCAAAGCCTGAATTATATCAACCCTGTTGCGTATAAGATTGTTGAAGAGAATATGAGCTATCCGTCAGACGGCGTTAAGTGCCTGAACCCGTGGGATGTGCAGAGCAAGCGGCAATATAGCATTGAGGGCGTGTATTGTACATTGAATGCGGGGAATAATGGAGGCCAACAAACACACGGTGTGTGCTATTTTAATCCTGTTGCGTATAAAAAAGCCAAGTATAACGAATATGAAGACGCGGATGGTGTATCCGCAACGCTGACAACCTCTACCGGTGGCCCTGGGGGGGGCGTGAAACCATTGTCGTATCCCATAGATCAACATCAGCAGGACTCTCGTTTCAAACTGGGAGAAGCGAACGCACCGACTCCTACCCTCACATCAAAGATGGGCATGGGCGGCAACAATACCCCGATGATCCTTCAGCGGATAGACGGGGGGCAAATGAACTCATGAGCGCAGCTGGCTTTCTGCATCGTAAGGGTAATGAACGTATTGGATATCAGGAAGAAGTTGCACCGACTATTATATCGTCTGCGACCCCTGCTGTTGTATATAAAGAAAGAATTAGACGGGTGAAAGATGAATGAGACTGTTGTGTCCAATGACAACAAGAAACGGTCTGTTGTCGGTTATTTTGACTTGCAAAGATTTGGACAATATGGAGTAGGGGGGGTGGCAAGCAATTTGCAGTCACGGGATTATAAATATGTAACTGATATTATCGCAGAGCAGGATAATTGCGAATACATCGTTCGCAGGCTGACCCCTCTGGAGTGTTGCAGACTACAGGGGTTCCCGGACGAATGGTGTGAAGGGCTGACAGATGATGACCCGTCAGAAGAAGAAATGGCTTTCTGGCGATGGGTGTTTGACGAATATGCGGACGTTACAGGAGGCAAACCGAAGACGGACAGGCAGATAAAGACATGGCTGGCAAAGGAACCCGCCGATTCCAGTATCTATAGGCTCTGGGGAAATGGGGTCGCTTTGCCCTGTGTCTACGACGTGTTGGAGGGAATAGCGGACATGGTAAATTTGGAGGACATATGAACCCATACGAACGACAGGAGATATTGCGCTTGCTGAAGCGCATAAACAATATGCTGAAGCCCGGAGACAGGGTGCGCATAGACATAGAGAAGTTCCGACAGGACAAGAATTACAACGCTTATACCGACAGGTATAAGCGGTTTATGGAGCAGAATAAGGACAATATATACACCGTTGAATTTGAAGAGGGCATCAAAACACCGCATCCTACATTGGTGCAGTTCGCGGAGGACATGAGCGATCCGAAATGGCTGTTCAATGTCAACCATTTGGTGAAGGTGGAGGACGATGACGCTTGAGGGAGAAAAGATCGTTTCCTGTACAATGGCAGAACTGCACTGGATATATCTGGACGGCGATTGGGATGAGTTGTATTCGTGGGACGATTTCGTGCGGGCGATAAAGGCCAGTGGCGTTACGGTTGAGGAGGAACAATGAGAGTTATAGACCCTTCTGTTGAATTGATAACAGAATCCGACAATACAAATCGCATAGAACTGTGCGGCAGGGTGAGCTATAAGAGCGAGGATAAGATGCGCGAGGGCAGCGCGGAGAAGTTCGTAAATATGCTTATCTCTCGCGGACACGAAAGCCCATTGGAGCATTCCAATATCTGCCTGCAAATCTACGATCCCGTTGTGTTCAGCTGCCTGGTGGATATAGTCGTAGGCAGTATGAGAGACGGCACTCCAATTCCCGTTCGTCTGGAGCGCACGAACGGTGAAATGTATGCTTCCGGCAATGTACGGGCATGGCGTAATCTCGTTCGCCGGATAAAGCCGAACATGGCATATGTAGCCGACTTTGCCAACGCGCTGTTTTATACTCCAGAGATAAGCAAATTCATTATAGATTTGAAGGACAATTTCCAGACGAAGGATAAGCCGTCCGTTCGTTCAGAGCTTCTTGAAACAAGGTATTTGTCTTTTCTCAGAGGCAAAAATCACAACATAATGACCATGCGTTTTGTCTGCTCCAGAGCGACCAGTCATGAACTGGTTCGTCACCGTGTTATGAGCTTTACGCAGGAGTCTCAGCGATATGTGGACGTGAGCAACTATACAGTCATTCGTCCCACATGGGCAGCTCCTGAGAGCCAGATGGGGGATGCCATGGCAGAATGGATATATGCCAATGAGTTTATCCAGAAGGAATATCAGAACCTTCTGTCCCTGGGGGCGCAAAAGCAGCAGGCGAGGGATGTTCTTACAAACGCCTGCAAGACCGAAGTCGTAGCTACGGGAACGATACCCATGTGGGAAAACTTCTTCGAGTTGCGCTGTTCCAAAGCTGCTTATCCCGAGATCAGGCTTCTCGCAGAACAGGCGAGAGATATTTATGCCGATGTAAAAGCAAAGACAAACGATTGGAGTGTGCCGTATGTTGGATAATAGCCGCGAAGCTTTGGCAAAGCAGCTCTTCGCTGAAATACGCGATACATACATCAAAAAGAATGCCGCGTATGGCAACAGTGCCCATGCTTCTTTTAAGAAGTTCGGGGTCATATCCTATGCCGTACGCCTGCACGATAAGATCTGCCGGTATATTCAACTCAAGAACGCACCCGAAACGGATGATATCGGAGAGAGCATTGACGATACCCTGAAAGACGGCATTTGTTATTGCGTCATGGCTATGGGTTCTATTGCAGCAAAAGAAGTAGAGATGCCAAAGCTTTTTACGGTATCGATCCTGAAGAACTTTGAGAGTGATCCCGCTTTAGATGTATGGGAAGGGTACTCTTTCAGCGATGAGGGATTGCTCAAAGCCTGCACCTCTGATACGACGTGGATAGACTTTGAAGTTATAATGGGCGAACTGCTCAAACGGTATTTGGACAGATTGGTAACGACAGATTGACAGGTGATAATATGCAGGATTATATAACCCCGGTAAAAACGCAAAGAGAAGTAGCGCGTTGTCCTCCGACGACAATGGACAGATTCTTCTGTATTGACACGGGTACGACGGAGAGCGGATACGCGCTCATCGCTGGCGACTATTCCGTCATTGAGGCGGGCAAAGTTGAAAACGAACGCATCCTTGAGATGATCGACTATATCGCAGAAAGCTATGACGGCTTTTCCATTGTATTTGAGCGATTCGCCCCGCAGCAGTCCATGGGCAAATCGACGCTCGACTCCATCGTATGGTACGGTCGTTTCATGCAGAGATGCATTGAACACGAATTTGAGAACATCTACGAAATATACCGCAGGGATGTGAAAAAGCATCTGTTAGGTAAGTTCGACAAGAAAAACGGCAGTGCGGACACACAGATACGCCGCGCTCTCGTAGAGCGTTTTGCTAAAGATGTGCCTAATGGCGGCAAGGGCAACAAGGCATCTCCCGGATGGTTCTACGGCTTCGCTGGTTCCGATATGTACGCCGCGTATGCCGTAGGCGTTACGTGCCTGGATTATTTAATGGACAATTATAAGAGGTCTGTATGAAAGGAATAAAGAGGATCCTTGAGATCGTACTGGCGCTTATTGCCCTGTTTGTATTCGTGGGATTGGTAAACAAGGGCAATATGTGGCTGTATATTTGCATCTACTGGTGCGTACTTACAATAAAGAACATAAACGACGTTGTGATAACTCACAGGAAGGATAAGGATAAGCTTGAGAGTAATTAAACGCGATGGCAGAGAGGTGCAGTTTGATTGGTGGAAGGTTTACAACGCTGTCCTCAAAGCAATGATGAGCGTTGATCCTGAAGTGTCGAACGAAGAAAGCAAACTGGCTATTAAGATCGCCGACTACATTCAGGCACTGGACAAAGACATCTCCGTAGAGACTATTCAGGATATGGTCGAACAGAAGCTCATGCAGTCTAAACGTAAGGATGTAGCCAAGGCGTATATCATTTACCGCAATGACCGCAGCCGTATCCGTCAGAACAAGAGCGAACTGATCGAAAAGGTGCGCGAAAAGATTACAGCTTCCAATATCGAAAACCAGAACGCCAATGTGGATGAAAAGTCCTTCGGCGGCAGAATGGGCGCGGTAAACAGTGCCGTGCTGAAGCAGTACGCTCTGGACAACTGTATGTCGGAGATGTCCAGAAATAACCATCTGAACAATGAGATCTATATACACGATCTCGATCATTACGCTAGCGGAGACCACAATTGTTTAAGTCTGCCATTTGACGATCTGCTGGCAAACGGCTTCAATACCAGGCAGACGGACGTGCGCCCTGCACAGTCCATTAATACGGCGTTTCAGCTTGTAGCGGTGATTTTCCAGATCCAGTCATTGCAACAATTCGGGGGAGTTGCGGCTACTCACTTGGACTGGACGATGGTTCCCTATGTGCGCAAAAGCTTTTTCAAACATTATAAAGACGGATTGAAATATGTTTGCGGTCTGTCAGATGATGCGATAAGCATAGAAACAACGCTTGCAGATGGCTTCACACCTGCGGACATTTCCATCGAAGACAACGATGCATATGCGTATGCAGACGCAGCGCGATATGCAATGGACATGACAGTGAAAGAACTGTATCAAGCAGTTGAAGGGATGTACCATAACCTGAATGTTATTTGGGCGGCTTAGTAGCAATACTAAGAACATACCTGTCTAAACGGGGGACATCTCATGTAGACAATCCCGTGCTAAATTTGCATTGTTATAAATTCAAATTATAAATGATAGGAGGTGAAGTGAGATATATGTATTGTGTATATATACACATTAATAGGTATAACCACAAAGTATACGTGGGGATTACTGGTCAATTGCCGGAGAGTAGATGGGGACGCAATGGTATAAATTACAAAAAGAGTAGTCCAAGGTTCTGGAGCGCTATTGTGCATTATGGATGGGACGCATTTGATCATATTATTATAAAAGAAGGATTGACGCGAAAAGACGCGTGCGCTTTAGAAATTGCTTTAATTGACTATTATTGTTCTCAGGATACAAGATATGGATATAATATAATGTCTGGCGGCGATGCTCCAGAGATGCCACAATCAGTAAGGGATAAGTTGTCCGTTGCATTAAAGAATAATCAAAATGGCAAAGGTCACCCCTGTTCTGAAGATAAGAAAAATAGAATTAGTGCGTCTCAAAAGGGGCGGCGGTTTACAGATGAACATAAACGTAAACTGTCCGAGGCAAAACGTGGCAAAAGCCATGCGCCGCCGTCAGAAGAAACAAGGAAAAAGATATCTGACGCGCACAAGAAACGCCCAGTTTATTGTGTTGAAACCGAAACGGTATATCTATCAATACAAGAGGCTGCAAGGCAGACTGGTTTGTTAGCCACAAGTATATGTGCGTGTTGCAAAGGTAAACATAAATCAATTGGAGGATTCCATTTTCAATACTATAACAATGCAATAAATGCCTAACGACTATCTCCATAAAACGGAGAGTAGGATCAAGCGATCCGAAAAGGCAGGCTCCTCGACAGAGGATGAAGATATAGTCTGTTCTATATGGCGACATATAGCTGGGCAATAGTCCCGGACAGGACTTAGCGACTCCTGTTGAACACATAGGAATACACTTCAATCGCGCTCTGGATGTCAGCTGCCATTCACCTCAATTAACTACGGCACTTGTACCCTTCCTGAAGGGCGTATGGTTATTAAAGCCTTGCTCGACGTGTCTATTAAAGGCATCGGCAAACTCAACAAGACGCCGATTTTCCCGTGCTCGATCTTCCAGATGAAGAAGGGCATTAACAGAAAACCCGGAGATCCAAACTACGACCTGTACCGTCTGGCTCTGAAGTCAACATCTTTGCGCTTGTATCCCAATTACGCCAACTGCGATTGGTCGAACGCGCAGGGATACGATGAAAACGACCCCAGAACGTATATGTCTACGATGGGCTGCAGGACTTATAATGGTCTGGATATCAACGGCCTTGGACATTTGAAGGACGGGCGCGGCAATATCTGCCCAGTAACGATCATTCTGCCGACCTTGGCTATGGAGGCGGGCAGAGACGTAGAGCGGTTCATGACGCTACTCGACAAGAAGATCCATGAAGCTTGGGAGATGCTTCTGGAGCGATATCATTATATTTGCAGTCAATCTCCCGATTCGGCAAAATTCATGTACGAAAACAACGTTATGGCGGGATACGATGGCAAAACCGTTGAATCTGCTATGCGCCACGGTACGCTCGTAATCGGGCAGCTGGGGCTTGCTGAAGCACTGCAACTGCTTATCGGTTGCGATCATACCACCGAAGACGGCATGGATCTTGCAAAGCGTATCGAACAGTTGTTCAAAAACAGATGTGCGCAATTCAAACAGGAATATCATTTGAATTGCGGCGTTTATCTGACGCCCGCCGAGAACCTTTGTTTTACCGCCATGAAGAAGTTTAAGGAGAAGTACGGTGAGATCCCGAATGTTTCCGATAAGCTTTTCTTTACGAATTCAATTCATGTTCCCGTTTGGGTCGAAATAGACCCGTTCAAGAAGATCGATATTGAATCGCAGTTGACGGGCTATTCCAACGCAGGTTGCATCACCTACTGCGAATTGTCCGCGTCCGCAAAACACAATATCGATGCACTGGAGCAGCTCGTGAATTATGCGATGGATAAAGATATCCCGTACTTCGCGATTAATGTGCCAAATGATATGTGCATGAATTGCGGATATACGGATGAGATCGGAGAAACTTGTCCGAAGTGCGGAGGAAAGAATATTCAGCGGTTGCGCAGAGTAACGGGGTTATCCTGAAGAAATGCCCCTCAACTGCCGTAAAGCCATTTAATGGCGTTCTTCTAACTGGGATTCCATTTGAGAGCCAGAAATCAAATAATTGTTAGGAGGGTATCAAGAGAGTTATGAATAATAGCGACCTTGAGTTCAGAAAGATAAAGTCATTAAAGTTTTTATATGAGGTAAATGAAAACGGTACGGTCTTTAGGAATGTAAAATCAAAAAAGCAACTAAAGATAAAGCTTGACTATCATCATTCTAAAGCCGGTTACTATGCAACATTTGTACATATTGGAGGCAGGCGCAAAGACTCTTATATTAAACGAGTAATGATACACGCTGTTGTTGCAGAGTGCTGGCTTGGAGATAAACCGGATGGCTATGAAATAGACCACATTGACAGAAACACGCATAATAATCACTATAGCAATCTTAGATATGTAACTAGAAGCGAACAGATGAAGAATCGCAATCATACAAACATTGCAAAACGCGGTGCTTTAAATCTTGCGGAGGCAAGAAGATTGCGCATGAAGCCAATTAAGCTTATCGGAGATGATGGTAGTTTATACTTTGCTTCAATAAGTGATTGCGCAAGGTGGCTTGGTCAAAAATACGGTGTTTCGGCTGAAAGGTTTAGGTATAGGCTAAAGCAAAAGCGTTCTCATATAAAAAACTATGACGTTATTTATCTGAATGCAGAGACTGGACACGGCGGCTCTACGGAGCAAGGAACAGTCCACAGAAATGTGATTTGACAGGGAATTATTCAACAGCTTTTAACGAGGGTAAACAGCAAGAGGTCGAAATGAGAGTGAAGCATCATAATGAAACCATTTAGATATGCTGGCATAGAAACTTTTGACATTCAAAATGGCACTGGCTTTGGAGTAACCCTGTTTGTACAGGGTTGCTCCCATCATTGCCCAGGATGCCATAATCCCACGACATGGGATTTTGATGGTGGCTTCCTGTTTGACGAAAGCACACTGGCAAAATTCTGCGAAGCAATGGGTGATCCGAATATCCGAAGACTGACAATTTCAGGTGGTGAACCGTTCGACCAGTTCTGTGCTGTACTTTCCATGTGTAAGATTGTCAAACAGAATTGGCCTGAAAAGGACATTTGGATATTCACAGGATATACCTACGATGAATTAATAAAGGCTGGATGGACAAAAGAGATTGCGGATTATTGCGATGTGATAGTAGACGGTGAATTTAAGCAGGAACAGCGCGATTTGTCCCTTGCTTTCCGAGGCTCTTCCAATCAGCGCATCATAGACGTAAAACGAACCAAAGAAGCAGGGCATATCGTCCTGTTGAATATTGAGGAGTAATTTATGCCACTGACGTATTATGATAAAATGGTCAGTCCCAAAGAACCGATGGAGGACGGTAAAACGCTGTACAGTTACGCATCCGTATATAGCATTCTGAAGAGGCTGAAGGAATACGAGGATACAGGGGCGACGCCGCAGGAGGTGTTGCGGTATAAGGAAGCGTATGACTTGTTGAAGTCGATGCCGAATTGCAATACGTGTTTAAAACAGGAACCCTGTGAATACATATCCTGGGGCGATCCTGTCGTGTATCGCTGTCCGCACTATGAGCCGGAAGAAACGGATGATATGAACGATGATTGAGAATGTACTATTTGTCGGTGCAATGCTTTCGGTGCTTGGTCTTTTCGTGGCCTATGTAGTAAAGGTCTACAGGGGCAATGATTGACTTTATTCCTTTACGGGATGAATGACCACAGGCTTCTCCTCTATCTTATTGCCGTGAACAAAGATAGGGGAGAGCCATTTGACCCTGACCGTAGAACGATCTGAGCCGTAGCGATATGTGTGCCAGTGCGCTCTTCGCATATGCGGACGTTTTGTACTGCCTGTACCCGCGCTTTCTCTGCTATGCGTATCCTGCGATGCGCGTTGTTTGCGAATGACGCTGCCGATATAGTTGCCTACCTCCCATGTATCGGGATAGGACGCGGCGGGAACATATTCGCCTCTGCGCCTGGGCGTAGGCACAGTTTCCTTGACTTCCGGTTCGTCGGAGCAGAGATACAGTACAAGATTCATGTGTGACTTGGCATTGTCCATGATCTCCTGCATATGCGTTGTGCGCACTTTGGGCAGGGAGTGAAGCTTTGACATTACTCTTGCTTGATCCTCTGCCTGCTTGGAGAACAGTCCTTGCAGATCGTCATCCCAGTGAAAGTAAATGCTTTCCAGAGAGCCGTCGTTAAATAGATAATGCATTCTGAGTTCGGTGGCGTCAGGGTATCGCTCATCCCATTCCAGAAAGGCAAAGAACCCCTCGCAGTCTTTTATGCCCAGATTCCCTTCGATAAAGAAGCAGGGATAGGGCATATGATGGACGATGGACACGGGAACATCTGACGAGGATGTTTGGTGCATAAGCTCTTCCGCGAGGTCTGGATCAAAGCGATAAATGATCTTATGCAGTCTCCATGAAACGATAGCGGCAAGCTTTCTGAAATCTTCCATGCCGACATTGCTCATGTACTGCATGGCTACGGGGATGTCCGCGCCGTTAGTGACGATGGCATAGCTTGCTGCCATGGGCATATAGCACCAATCGGGCCAGTGCAGTTCATCCTTCAATGGCAAAAACTGCAATAACTGTTGCTCGAAGTTTGGATACTTCTGGAGCATTTCCTTTTCCAGCTTCTCAGGAGCGGTAACAGCAAACTTCTTTTTCAATCCATATCACCCTCGCGATTATAGCACATTGGAGGTTTTCGATGCAAGGTATCAAATTCTACAAGGTATCTGAAACTACGTTCTGTCAGGACGCTGAAAACAAACTGGAGGAGCGCGTTTATCCCAACGAATGCAAATGGGTCTATAACAGCGTTCAACTTCCGCACAGGTCTACCGCTGGTTCCGCAGGATACGACTTCTATTCCCCGGCAAGCTTTGTGCTTTATCCGCAGGAGAGCATTATTATCCCCTCTGGCATAAAGTGTGAAATGCCAAACAATATCTTCCTCGCCATTGCTCCCAGAAGCAGTACGGCTATCAATTACGGTATAACCCTTCTCAACACGATTGCGATCATTGACGCGGATTATTACAATAATCCGAAGAACGAAGGGCACATCATGCTGGGCTTCAGGAACAATGGCGACTTCCCGTGGAGGGTATCCTATGGCGACAGAGTATGCCAGGGCATCTTCTTGCCCTATGGTATCACAGAAGACGATGACGCTACAGAGAGCAGGAACGGCGGCATAGGCAGTACGGGGGTGTAATATGCTTGTTGCAATAAATCTCGGCAGTCAAGCCAATCCATATCGCCCAATATTGGACACAGAGTCAAGGCAGTTAAGACTGTCATGCATATGCGACGGTACACTTTTATTTGCCGCCGAGATGGTGCAGATTATGAATATACTTGGATGCAGCGATATATCCTTCACAATAGAAAATGTGGCAGAAGAAGATATTCCGAAAAGCAAGCCTTGGCTAAGAGATCGATTTATCGTCACTGGCGTTCTGCCTGACACTATAAAACTAACCGTTTATAACAACAATACATAATAGCTTTTTTACTCCGATTCTCTATTCAAAACGTTTGGCAAAACAGGTTGTAACTCATTGGACGTATAAAGTATAGGGTAAAAGTTGAGTATGTTTTGCCTTGTCAAAACAATAGAGGGAACGAGTAATTTGAAGTGATACAAATCGGATTCAATAAACCGACAGGAACCAGGACAAAAACGGCAGGAAGAAAACTTTGACGATCCAACACCCGAAGAAGAAAACATAAAGCCAACTTCCTGAGGTTTTGGACGCACAAGACGTTGGCTATAATAACTACGCGGCATTGTGGCGATTTGCCATCAACGCAACACAGATACTAATGATCTGCAACAGTAACGAGATGTATTCGTATTCTGTCACTTCACATCGCCCACCTTTCTTTGGGAAAGGATGTGCGAAAGATGGGTGTAGGAACGCCTTGCGATCTTCTTCCTGCCGTTTTTAATATAACAGGGGCGCATTGCTTTTGTCAATACGCCCCATCCTTCACAGCATCGCGTTTTACCTTCAAATCAAATACTATTTATATATGTTTTGAACCCTGACCCACTTTAGACGTATAAACTATCGTCTAAAACGTTACCCATCAAAACATACAGTAAATCATTATAAAACAGACCTAAAACGCGATGCTGTATTTTCACCGGATAATTCACTGAAACTGCATTTAGTGGAGAATATATATAAAGGAGAACCCATGTGAAGTACGATCCTGACTTTGAGAAAAAACGTAAACGCAAAAGAGAGCTGGATAAAGAATACTGCCCTAAATATACGCACGAAGAAATGGGCAAATTGTTGAATACTCTCAATAAGATATGTGCAGCCAGAGACGAGTTTCAGAAGCTCAATGTTAACCGCTCCTCTACCTGGAGCGAGGAATCCTATGAGATGATGTGCCATATCTATAATATTGACGGGCATCTTAAACAAGCAATCGATGAATTCTACAAACTTTTGAAGGACACCCGTTTCTTCGAATTAGAATAAAGCACAGTAAAAACAACCCCGTAAAAAATAGGGCAGTACAACAAAAGTACTGCCCTAAAGTATTACAAAAATAGTCGTTCTACACGGTACTGCCCCGCGTTAAATCCGCTTGAAAGAACGATGTGTGATAGTCCATGAACAAAGCGTAGTTTTATACAATATATAGTGTCATTCTGCGTGTGTAGGTACAATCGCTTGCGGTTTATAGTCCTGCAAAACCTTCATTCCCCGGTCCGAATCCGGGTGGCACCTCCAAAGCTTGTACAGTTCGTCCTAGTGGCGGACTGTTCTTTTTATCGATTTGCACAGCGACTTAATTAACCGTCAACAATTGTCCTCATCTCGTCTAGTGCGTCTCCGTATAAGTGGATGTACGTATTATAAGTAATTCCTACATTTGCGTGTCCTAATAGTTTAGAAAGTATTTTGATTTCGCACCCTTTATAATAACAATTAGTTGCAAATGTATGTCTGAATACATGCATCCCAGAGTACTTGACGTTGGCTTCAGCGCATATCTCCTCGATCTCGCGACAGAGCAGATTATATCCGCAAGGCTCTCCTGAGTCTATGACAAAGATAAGACCGTCATCCTTTCCTTTATACATAGATTCCAGAACATCCATTGCAGATTTGCTCAATGGGATAGTCCTGTTGCTCGACTTGCTCTTTGCACCTTCTTGGATATAGCACTTCTTTCTACTAGCGGCGTTCACCATTGTAGAGTGTATCCTGATGGCGCGTCTTTCCCATTGAACATCTCGCCATGTCAATGCCAGCAATTCACCTATACGCATTCCAGATTCCAGAAGAAGTATGACAGCCTTACTGCCGATGCTGTTGATCTGACTTGCCGTTTGCCTGATCCGCAGCTGCTCTCTACTGTTGTAGGCAATGACCTCTCTCTTCTTCTGCTTGACAACATTCTCTATTGGCAGTTTGACTGACATATACAAAGGTGCTATGTCATATCTCTCCGCTATCAGATGTCGAACAAACGCAGTTACAAGGTTATATTGCTTCTTTACTGTCGTCAGAGCATATCCATCTTCTACGAGTTGATTGAGATACCTCTGTACAACACTGGCAGTCAGATCCGATACCGCGACCTTAGATATGCTGTATCCATCCATTAGCTTGAAGGATGTCTGAAGCCGCGTATAGGTGGCCTCTTTTACAGAGTTCTTTTTGTAAGTTATCATCCAGACTCTAATGGCATCACCCGTTCTCATATTCATGACGTTCACCTCTTTATGGTTGCCGTCATGGACTATCACGGGCTTATTATAACACAACTTGTCAAATCTTTGTTTGCGCATATAAACACCTCAAAGGGGCTGTCAATCGGCAGCCCCTGTTTTTTTTTATTCTTTTGTCAAGCTGCAATAGTCTTATCTACTACTGCATAATCTACTATGGGTTCTTCATCTGTAATGAAAGGATAATACGGATAGAACTTACTGGCCTTTACAGTCATTGTCCAATGAGTGAAATCATAATCGACAGACTGTACAAGAACCACCGTATCAAGACCCGTAGTTGGCGAAGTGTATTCCAGTTTGTCATTGACATCCAGCCAGGGTACGAGTATCATTTCTAAAGTCACACTATCCTGAAGACGAGTGCTCTTCCAGTTCTCGTATCCTGCGCGTTCAATAGCAAGCTGGGTTGTATAGATTATCTCATACTCGCCGCCATGCAACACCTGTCGTACTTCTCGTATAATCGTTTGCGTCGTAGGATCTTCTGTACAGGCAAACGGAGATTCAGGATTGACTACCCATCTTACGTCATGGCAGTTTACTTCTCTTTCATACGCTTCTCTGGCATGATTGCTTGGAGGGGCATCTATTTCCTGAACGATGACATGAATAGATGCTTCACCCTGAAGGACGAACCTGTTATCAATATACTTAATCACATACGGTCTATATGCCTGCATAGCACCTTCTGCCAGTGCTTCATATTCCAGATTGCCTTTTTGCGTATAAATTGTAAGTTGATCTGTATCCTGTATCTTCATTTTTTGCCCGACAACAGAATCTGTCGTAGGCGTTATCATATAGCTCTCATTTACCACAAGGGCCTCAAATGTATCTGCTATAAACACGTTGTAGCAATCGCCGGACGTAGTCACTGTTTGAGCGGTATAATCCGCATCCAACTCTCTGCCCCAGATCTCAGTAGTGTTTTTGACCTTGCTGAAGTTCACGTTCCTGTTTTCACTGATAAGAATATCGTTCACTACATTCTTAGGCAAATCTATGGGATCAGATATCTTTGTAGGTATTCTCTGTACAATAAACGTTCCTGTATTGTCGTAGAACATTTCGTAATACGGGAACAGATTGAGCAGCTTCTTTAGAATCTCTATAGGATACTGTCCGAGATCGCTCTTAATATCATATGGCACTGTATCTTCAAACTCAGGAACTTCAGTGCGCTTAAACGGAGAAAACGTTTCAATCGTTACTTCTATGGCATCTTTGATAGAAGCACCGGCGCGAACAATAGTGTCATACCCTAACTGCGAACCCCTACTATCCGTCATTGTTCCTATAAGATCGACAAGGGACAGTTTGACTTGCATAGTGGTTGCGTCATAGCTTGTCTCTCCACTTGTCATCAACATCCTGCCTAGGGCATACCATACATATTCCTTTGTCTTAGTGCTGTATATGCCACAGGACAGTTCGACCATTCTCTGTATCCATGTACTTTCAAAGTCGTACTGCAAATAAGAAGCGTTGTCTACTGTCAGCACAAGGTTAGCTGTTCTGCGAATATCAGAACTGTTTGTGATGTCATAAGAAGCCTTTACGATTCTTCCTACAAGGTTGGCTACTTCAGTGTATTTTTCATTAAGCAGGGCAACCTTCAGACGTACCTGTTTATTGTGCGATTTCAATAGATTTAAGTCAGTCTCAGTATAGCTCATGCGCTCACCTCGACCAATTCGTCTTCAAGTTCACCTATTTCTACCCAGTCAAATTCTATTGTCTGAGCACCTAAAAACTCATTGTAGGTTTCAGCCGGTTTGTTATCTATTGAAACTACCCATGCCTGCCCGTCATGTGTTTTCAGGATCTTATTATTGCCGTCTGTTAGCCAGTCCAGAATCTCTTTAGACAGAGTGTGATAATAATCGGGGACAAGAGTGCATCCCTGGATATACATAAACAATCCGCTGGACTTACCGCTTTCGTAGTTTGTATCTGCATTAGAGATACGATAGGGGAGGCGGCCTGACAAAGTGGCAACGTGTTCCACTTCGATGTTTCTTATATGCTCTGTTTTAAAATTGGCGACTGCGAGATACTGCGCCGTTTCATCTCCAATGAACAATCCGTCAACTACGCATTTATTATTCTGAAACAGATCCTGCTCTGCCGGGATAATCGTGTCTGAACCGTACACGTATACGGCATAATCGTATGACTTACCCGATACGCCGCTGATATCTGCCAATTCAAACGTAAGGTCTGACAAAGCAGTTACATCTATGGTCTTTACTACGGTAAACCTAGTACCGCCAGATTCCTTGCGGCTTATTGTTATCCTGCTTATATCTCCCACTCTTGACACAGCTGCCACAGAGCTTATGTTGATCATTCCTGTTCTTGTATTGGGTGTAACCGTAACACTGATCGATGTCAGCATAACTTCACCTTCCTTCAAATATAAAAAGGGGCGGGGAAGAACCCCACCCCACAAGACGATTATTTACCGTGAATAGCCTGAAGCAAAGCTGTCGGGAATTCACTTTGGATCGCTTCGACAAGAGCCTGAACATTGTCTGCGCCGTTCACGATAATATCACCGATCTGGATAGAATTGGTGTCATTATTCGTAATACCGCTCATGACCTGTTCATATGCTGCTTTTTTGGCGTCCTGTACGGCGTCGTTGAGAATAGTATTCGCGCTATACGAAGCAAGCAGATCCTCATAAGAACCTATCTCAGGCAATGCATATTGCTGTCCCAGAAGATTTCCTTCCGCGTCGTATACATTGCTGTCGTTCTTCAGTTCATTTATGGCGTCAATGATCTCATCGATCTTGTCCATTGTCTGGTCGTGAAGAATTTGGTCGAGATTATCCTGTGCCTGTTTTATGGCGTCCTGATCGGCTTCATAAACGAAACCAACGCCCTCACGATATACACGATTTGTTCTCTGCCTACGAGCCTTTTCCAGTGCTTCGATTGCTTCCTGCAAGTCTTTCTGTTTCTGATAAGCGTCATTAACCTTGTCAAGACCGTCTCTGTATTTCTCTATTTGGGATATTTCAAGATCCAGAGCAGCGTCATTCCACTTCTCCTGCTGGGTCATCATGTCCATGATAGCAGATTCGTTCTTGTTGATTTCCTCTTCAAGATCCTGATACTTCTCAGAAAGCACATCCAGACCGCTCTGCTGTTCACGAAGAAGTTTGTTCTGTTCCTGGAGATTCTGGATCTGCTCCATACCGTTGCGGATAAGATAATCGTAGTCCAAGCCTACATTATCAATACCCTGCGCTTCATGCAGATTCATCCAATCTTCACGAACATTCTGAAGATTCTCCAGAGTTTCCAGAGCGTAAGCAAGTTTTTCTACAGGCAGTTTAGCAGCTTCGTCTACAAGCTCCTGCAAGTCCTTCTGTGCGTCTATTGCTTCCTTTTCAAGGTCTTCAAGCTCGGCAGTGTACTTATCCCATTCCTCAGAACCTTCTTTAATATATCCGGCTTTGACAACAGATTCGAACTCATCCTGCAAGGTCTGATGCTCGGCAACAAGTTCTTTGACCTTATCTGTTGTAGCAACTATGGCGTCTTCATATTCATCTTCGAATATCTCTTTGCCAACAGTGCGTTTCAATTCGAGCTTGCTGTTTGTCAAATCTGCAACTGCTTCAAGACGGTTAATGCGGTACTGATAAGTATCCAGTACATTATCCAGCTTTTCAGCAGCAAGATCGGTTATAGATTCCTGAAGGTCGGCAATAGAATCTCTGGCATCAAGGGCTTTATCGTACCATTCCTTTACCGCAGAAATCTTTGTACGGGTATCTTCATCGTAAGAAGAGATATCAATCGTGCCATCTTTAATGCGATTGTAGATGTCAGCACTAAGCTTAAACTTAGAAGCAATGGTATCTGCCTGTTTGACATAACGGGTATATGCCTGATTTGCCGCGTCTATCTGCTCCTGTGTAGTAGCAATAGCCTTATCCAAATACGAGTTACGCGCAATATATCCTATTGCGGCAGCTGCGTTATCCTTCCAATTCTCTGTCTGGCGGTCGAGGCGGTCGAGCCGTACCTCGATCCAGTCAAACAGATTATCTACATAATCTTTGATATCGCTGTTGCTAGAAGAACTCCTGCTAGAACCGCCGCCGGACGATTTCTTTTTAGAACTGCCAGAAGATTTCTTGGAGCTACTAGAAGATTTTTTACTGCTACCTGACTTTTTGAGAGGTTGAGCGGACAAACCTCGCGTCATTGCGTCCCAAACAAGACCGGATATCGACTTCTTCTTTTTAGTATTATATGCCGCAACAGCAAGATTACCGCCTGCAAATGCACCGCCGAAGAAATCTGCCGCTCTTCTCAGAATACTCTTTGTTTCTTTAGCGGTATGAACAACGTCACCCGGTTGCAGATTGACAAGCCTTGCGCCGCTGTTTGTGCCTATCTCATACGTCCCTGTTTTTGTATGCTCAATAAGCTCTGCACCTTTTTCATCTACAAGAGATAAACCGCCTTTGGCAAAGTTTGTACCTTTAGCATATGCCTCTTCGCCTATTGTTCTAGTAACAACAGTAACAGTAACGGTTTTATTGCTTAGACGGTCGATGGCATTAGAAGCAGGAGAGGTATTAGCATAGACATTAACAGTCTTAGGCATACCGACAGCACGAGCCAGATTATTATATGCGGACTGAAAATTGCTTGCGGCGGCGTCGAGGTCGGCAGAAGCTGCCTCATATCCTGCATCGCTAGGTGACAACTGAGACAACCTGTCATAAGCCGCCCATACATCACTCGAAGCAGATTCAAGCTCACTGGCGAACGCACTGACATCGGGATCTGAGAATTTACCAGCCTCGCTTAATGCCTCACTGACCATGCGCTCCATCTCTTCAAGGCCAGAGACACTGTTTAAGTCGAAGCTTACACCAGCCTCTACTTCATCGGGGATTTCAGGTTGCTCGGTTTCAGTAACTTCGGCATTAACCCCTACAGTAGTATCCTCTAAAGCAGATTGCGCACTGTCAACGAGTTCTTCTGGATTCACTTCCGCGTCTACTTCAACAGGATCGAGTTCATATCCCTGTAACTCATCATAGAATTCCTGAACCAAATGCAGATTGTAACCATATTGCCCCATAAAAGAATCCCATTGTTCCATAGGAATTCCAAGATCTTCCAAGTTCATTGATGAGACTACAAGTCCAAGAGGATCTGATTCAGGCATAAAATTGCCCATATCATCAATCATTAGATTATAGTAATACTCTTCTAGCTCTTGGGGGCTTTTAACTTTTACACCGTCCTCTGTTTGATAAATAGGCGTAAGTACAAGACCAATCTCTCCATTAAATCCAAGTCTATGATCGCTGTCACTATATAGTGTAGCATATGAATCCTCGCCCTCAAACTCTGACCACCCTGCTTCTGCCATAGCGGAGGCAGGGACGTGCGGACGATTTAGCAAATCTACGTTGCCGCCCTGATTAAAGTAGTTCATCATTACAGCGGCGGCAGCGAACAGATTTCTCATTCCCTGCTCTGTATTTTCCTGAAGCTCTTTAAATGCGTCGTTAAATACAGGTGTGTCAGCAGTTTCGCCGATATTCCCATTCTCGCTGTCCGATGTCTGAGGTTCCTGCAAGGATTCTTTTGCTTGCGCAATAGCGGATGCGGTTTCCGTAGTGCTGTTTGCCAGAGTTTCGTTCGCGGTCTTAACCTCACCCAATACACCTAGAGCCTCTCTTGCGTCTGCTATTTCTTGTGCTTCAGATTTTGCAGTCGGTTCAGCATACGTCGGTTCTGGCTTTACCCTGGAAGGATCATTATAGTAAGCAGCTAGATCCTCATACGTGGGGAATAGTACGCCCTCGTCATGTTCGAGCAATGCCTTCGCGCTCTTATTGTATTCATCTATAAGGGACGCGTCCTCTATGAGCGTATTTCGGTTGTCTATCAGTGAAACTGCCGCGTCTACATATTCACGGGCTTTAGTAATCGCATCCTTGATTTCAGGGTCATCATATTCAACATGGTCTGCTTTTGTAGGTTCAGGAGTAGTTTCTACTACATCCTGCACCTGCTTTTCTGTGTGTTCTATTTGCGAAACAGTCTCTTCTGCAATAGCACCAGAAAGTTGAGTTGCTGCCTCCACTACCCCGCCAAACGGAGCTTTAGTTGTTTCAGCAATAGCATTTGCCTGAACGTTACTGCCTATTGATTTAAGCAAGCCGTCAGCAGTGCCATTGACAATAGCGCTTTCGGCTTCTTCCATGCCCTTGTTGAACTCAGAATTGTCAAAGAGCGTGGCATATGCATCCTCGTTAGACGCAGTAGATTCAACGCCGTCCAGAACCTTATTAACACCATCAACCCCTGCATCGGTTATCTGTTTGCCAACAGCGCCCACTGCACTTTGTATACCGGCAGGGTTAACAGCATCAGGACTGCCGCTCTTTACAGATTGAGCGGAGTTAACAACATTCTCTATGACGTTATTAGCAAGCGTGCGCGTTGCTTCGCCTGACGCATTTTTAAACGCCTCATTAACAGTAGAGACTACAGCCCCAGTTCCACTAAATGCAACGCCAGCATCAACTGAAGCCGCGCCATTGACATTCTTTTGTCCAGCGTTCTTAAAAGGAATAGTTAGATAATCTCCAGTGCTTCCACCAGTTCCTTGATTTGCCGCCCCTGTGTTGACAGTATCCTTTGGATTACTCTCTTCGGGCTTATGCTCGTCACCATTTTGATTTGTCTCAACATCAACGGTTACAGTATGATCTTTGTCGAGTTGCTCAAGGAGTGCTTTTACTTCATCATATTTACCGGATGTTTCAAATGGTATATCAACAACTTCTCCGTTTGTTGCGTAAATCTCCTGAAGCTGTTTTGCTATATCCTCCAGCGACTGCCTGCCCTCTGTCGTGTCAGGAGTTACATCGCTATTGTCAATAAGCGCTTGATAACCATTTGAAAGATATGTAAGGAGTTTAATTTCATCCTGAATTTGTTGCTGGCGTTCAGGCGTTACATCTTTACCAGACGACTCTTCTTTTAGCTCATCAATTCGAGTTTGTATAGACGCAATTTTTTCTTCGTATGCTTCAATCTGTTTTGCACCTTCAGCATATGCCTCGCCTGTATCTGTAATCTCCATCTCAGGCATCTTCATACCACGATTGAAGGTAGAACCCAGACCGAACATATCCCTGACCCATTCTTCACTGGATCCAAGTGCTTTTGCGATCTCCTGATATGTAGTCTCTACCAACTCTCCGTTGTTGATAAAACCATTATCTTCAAGCAAATCGTAGAAGTTATCCCAGTTCTTGGCGTCATCGCCCGTATTATACTTGCTTGTGCGCTTCAGCAATTCTTTATTTGCCGCTTCAAACGTAGTATATCTGGACTCCCAGTCTTCGCCGAGGATATAGTCCAACGCGGCATTGTAATCATCCGTATTCGTTTTACCGATATCCGAAGCCTTTTTCAGTTCCTCATAAAGATTACCTACCGATTGATAGTTAGCATCGGCATTGGCAGACTTTCTAGCGGCAGTAAGTCTTGAGAGAGCGTCTGTAGCCTGGTCAATATCCATGACGTACATCTCAAGCTGATGCATTTCATTGGTAAGATCGAGCCAGTCTTTTGATCCTTCTTCAATTACACCGCTGTTAAGCAAGTCTCTGATTTCCTTAATGCGGTTAATAGCCTTGCCCTGTTCAAGCTTGTCCTGCGCTTTGATATAATCGTAAACCGCATCGGTATTGAGCTTATATCCACCGGCAGTGGCTTCGAGCATATTACCATATTCGGCATCCTGCGCAATAAGAGCCGCCATAGTAGCCGCAGAGATCTTGCCCGCAGTTTCCTGTTCACTTATAGCTTTTGTAAGTGCTTCGTATGCGTCAGTAGTAGAATAGGCTTCTTCTGCAAGTTCAGAGTATTTACCTATAAGAGAGCCAACTGTGTCGGATGTTGACTCGCTAGGCGCACGCGTGGATTCGGCTATTGCAGCATATAATTGAGACCGTATTTGTTCATCCGTCCAGCCATAATCTCGGAGAACATCAACAAACCTTGGCATCCCTGCAAATAACTGATCCCAATCTATTTCATTATATGCTATGCTCTCGCTGAACTGACCGATAGCTTTTTCAAATTCTTCAGAATACTTACCGCTTGCATAATCCCATTGAGACGATCTACTGGTATACAACATTGCTTGGATATCTTGTGCTCGTTGAATGTATCCATTCGCTTTAATTTGGCTATCAGTGAGATTTTCTCCCGTATATAATTCCTCGCCCAGTGTGTCAAAAACAAATTCAACATAATCATTCAAAACTGTTTTGATAGCCTTTACAGTAGGATCGTCTGGATTTCCTCTGCGGTTATAAATAGGCAACGCTTCGATATAACCTTGTAAGAAACTAGCATACGGCAAGGATTCATTTTTGCCCTCAATGAATGACTTGTTGCGATCATACCACTGAAGAATAGAATCGTCATCTTCAGCAATTCGCACTGCATTCCGCAAAATTTCGTCGTATTCGTATGTGTTGCTATACATGTTCTCTATAAGCTCTGGATCAATCGCGCCCAAAACTTGTTTGCCAACATCGCCTAATCTTGCGCCAAGACTGGTGTCTCTTGATCGAGAGATAAGGGTTTGATGTACTAATTCAGATCCACTATCCAACATTCGATCTCGATCTGAATTAGCTAAATCCTCTTCTAGTTTTTTTCTTTTTTCAAGCTCAGAATTGGTTCTCACAAGCCTATCGTATTCTTCTTGCTCTATGGGAGTTAACCGACGCCCTTCTAAATCCTTCATCAGGTCTTCGGTTTCCTGTAATTGAGAATTTAAGTCATCAATATTGCTATTATGTTCTGAATAACTTTCTTTATAAGTATTGTACTGATTTTTAACCCGATTGGCAGATTCCTCAAGTTTAGACATTAGAAATGCTAAACCTGTAATTGCAACCAATACCCCGCCTTGCCAACTGGAGAAAAAGGCTCCTATATTACTAAACGCAGCGCCAATAACCTTTCCTATTTTGAGCCAATTTGTTATAGTAAAGAAAGCAATAAGGGGTTTAATAACCTTTTGCAATCCACCGATCTTCGTGGTAAACTCTACAACGCCTCTCGCCGCGTCTACCCAGAACTTAATAAACCCAGAATCTATAGTAGTCTGAGACAGTTCCTGTATAGCACTCTTGAGCTTATTGATACGTCCTTCAATGCTCTGGGCGTACAGTTCGTTGCCCTGCATAGCAGTTCCATCAGAAGCAGCCGCGTCTCCGAGAGACCTCTGTACGATATCCCAGTTTTGCATCAAGGCGTTCAGTATCTTGACCTGCCTGTTGCCAGCGACCTTTTCACCAAACAACTGCTTCTGTTTACTGGATATACTATCCCATACTCCAGCAAGGTCATTAAGAACTTCATAGGTAGACCTCAGTTCGCCGTTCTCATTCTCAAGGCTGATGCCAACAGTGCCAAACAGTTCTTTGAGTTTAGGCACAAGTCCGTCTATAGCTTCTCCGTCTTCGCTTACACCTCTCAGTCTCTGAGAGATCATGATAAGACCGTTTGCAACCTTGCTCGTGTCTCGCATGGTAGCAAAGCCACCCGTGATCATGGCGATAGACTGCTCTATGCTCGTACCTGTCTGCGAAAGCGTACCACCGACAGTAACCAAACCAGACGTAATATTACCGAAGTCAATAGGCTCCAGGTTAGAGACGTTATACAGTTTGTCAATAATGGACATTGCCTCGCTGGCTTCTACGCCATATGCTTTCAGGATAGAAATCATATGAGAAGCCGCTGTTTCTGTACTGTCAATGTCTGCACCGATATTTGTCATGACAAGTGCGGCTTCAGACAGATCCATAGATTCCTGCAAATCATAACCAGCACGAGAGAACGTAGTCACAGCGTCCGTAACGTCTTTACCTGTACGACCCAGCCTGTTGCCCATATCAAAGGCGTTTTGCGTAAACGTCTCCAGTTCCTTACCGGACAGGTTTGTAACCTTTTGCAGCTCCACCAGGGACGTATCCAATTCGCGCACGTTGTTGATCATAGACTTAATGCCCTGAACAACCTTCATAAATATGCGCGTAGTGGAGGCGTACATAGCAATGATGCCGCCTACAGAACCAAAGGAGCTGCGGAAGATTTGACCGAAGTTACCGGCTTCACTTGAGGCAGCGCGACATTGTTTGCCTATAGCAGTCAATTCAGCACTCAACGGCTTTAGTTGACGCCCGTCTGCCGTAGCAAGCTTGGCTTTAAACTCTTCTATCCGTTGCGCCAGTTCAGGATTCTTAGCTATAACGCGGCTATAATCGTTCTCCAGTTTTTTAAGAGAATCGCTCAAGCCCTCTACTTTTGTTTGGTCTACGGCAAATTGTGGACTCTCAGCCTTTTTAACCTCGTTCCCTAATACCTGATACTGTTTAGCAAGTTCCTCGACTTTAGCCTTGAGATTAGCAAGCTGTTGGGCTTTGTTCTCATCAGACGTATCAGAAGCCATAACTTGATGAATTTGCTCTGCCAAGCCCTGATAATCTGTCTTTAATGCTTCAATGTTTGACCTAAGTTCACTAAGACCTGTTGTTGTTGCACCGGCAATGATTTCTTTCCCCAGTAAATTATCAATACCCGGCATCTTTGAGGATATCTGATCCAACAAGCCTTGCTGAGTTATAAGGTTTTGACCACGGGCGGTGCTTTCAAATTTGTCCCTAGCCAGTTTAAGTTGTTCAATCTGACTTTTTAGTGCAGCGACTCCCTTTGCGTCACCTATAGACCCCAAGCTCTTTCTCAGATTGTCAACCTTTTCTTTAAAGTCATCTGTATAAGTTCCAGCAGACTTCATCTGGTTTTCTATTTTATCTATATCGCCAGAATACTTCGCAACTGCTGTCTCAGTCGTGAATTTAGCATAATCAGTATTTGACCACTGCGCGTTCCTTTGCTGTTCGCGCAAAATACTGAACCTATTAAACATAGAACGAATCTCGTCTGCCTGTGACTTTTCTGCTTTGGCCCCCAACGCCGCATACTCATGAACCTTGGCGTTGATTTGATCCCATTGCTCAATGAGCTTCGTCGCATAGTCACCTGTTGACGGGTCTTTTAGATTAAACGCTTCGTTCCATATCTTTTGTAAATCGTCAAGCCATTTACGAGCCTGACTTAAAACGGCCTCTTCTTGTTTTGCAATTTGCGAAGCGGCTTTATTATCAACAGACTGATCGCTAAATAGTTTCGTTACCTCATCGCTTGCCTTGTGAGCGGCTTCTCGAAGTTTTTCAAAGTCTTCCGGCATAGCGCCAAGCCCACGACTCTTAAAGTCTTCCTGCGCCTGCTGAAGTTGCTCCATTGACCGTACATATTGTTGCAGTCTGTCGTTATTCAGATCAGCAGGGTTCATGTTAAACAATTTGTCGTATGTTTGCTGAGAATCAAACAATGCCTTATTTATGTTCGCTATAGATTGGCTTTGCTTCTCTATATCGGCAAACATATTTTTATATGCAGAATTGTCTAACTTTGCACCCTGAAAAGTCTCAGAAAACAACCGTTGTGTTTCGTGGAGGTTATCCTGAAAGTCTTTCATTACAGTAGGATCAACGAAGCCATTTTTCTTAAATGACGCCTGAACCTTCTGAAATTCTCCTTCTACAAAACTAAGAGACTGAGCAAGTGTATTGAGCTTGTCTGTTCCTAGTATATCTCCGTTCTGCTGTATACTGCTTTTTAGACCGGCAATGGTATCTCCAAGCTTCGAAAAGGTAGACTCCATTTTGACCGCTTGTTGCTCTGCTTTGGCAAAGTTTTCGGTTGTTTTGTATACAGTCCGCCCCGCGTCAACTTCAAGATCCTCTTTAAAATGAACAAGCGCACTTGCAGCTTGCCCTAATTCATTTTTATATGTTACAAGTGCATCGATGTCTCCAAACGGAGACTTCGTAAGACTTATAGACGCAAGCTTTGAATTTATGGGCAAAAGCGCTTCGTCAAATTGCTTTGCCGCTTCGTACGCAGCTTGAATATATCTAGTTGAATCTTGAATTCCACCTGTGTTAATCTTAATAGACGCGGCAGCTTCTTTAAAAGCAGTAAGATTAGGAGATGCGATTTGTTTCTCTAATGCCGCCGCTGCTTCCTGTTTCTGCTTTAAAACAGCCCCGGCGTTTTCAAAATCAGCAAGCAGAACTTGATCCGGTCTTAGCCCCGTTGTAGGCGGCGTAAATGTAATACTCGCGGCCTTTCTACCGATCTGATCCAGAATAGCGCCTATGGACTCCAGTTCTTGTTTGACAGACTGTATCCCGCTAATGGGCTGGCTAAAATCAAACGAGGATTCAATTTTTCCTTTTACACCTTCAAAAGATGTTTCAAGTTCAGAATATGCTGTCTTTAGTTGCTCAACCGATGCCTTTGCTTGTTCTGTTGCAGTTTGATCTTGCAATCCTTGACCGGATTGCTTATTAACAGCATTAATGAAAGATTGCTCCAGATTCTTAGAAGTCGCTTCTAGCTCTTTAACCTTTTGCGTTGCCAGTTCAAGCTTCGAATAGTCCGGCATGGATATGTTGGGATCATACTGTTTTGCAGTGTTCAATATAGACTCCATTGCCGACTTATATTTCTGGGCTTCCGCTATAAGGGCTTGAACTGAGTTTGTTGTTCTACTAGTATCAATGCGCTTGCCAAGATCAGAAAGATTCATTGAATCCAAAGTGGCAAATTCTTTCTTCAATGGAGAATAAACTTTCCCCATTGCAGAGCCACTCACAGAGTGCATTCTAGCGGACAAATCGTCCAACACGGACAATAGTTCTCTTGCTTGTTCTTTATACGCGGCAATGCCATTATTATTATTATTATTATTATTAAACGAGAATATGTTTTGAACGTTCAGATTCTTTTCTGAAATACTCGTTAGCAGAGACTGAATTTCCTGCAAAGACTTTGTGATGACATCTAATCCAGTGTTTTTACCGTCAAGAGAAAGCTTTCCCTTTAACCGTTCAAATGCATTTGCAGCGGTATTCATTTGCCTGACCATACCGCTCATAGCCGTTTTCAGATTAGAGGTGTCTATGCTACCAAGGTTTTTAAACAGGGGTCTGTCAAAAACCGCATTAAGTTCACTACTCAAGCGTTTTGCTACGTTGGTAAAATCAAGACTTTTAAATGCATTGGTTATACTGGACGTGTCTATCTGTATTTTAATAGGTTTGTTTTGATATTTGCTGATAAAAGATTGTATTTGACTGTCTGCCTGTGTTACGTCAGCTGTTGTTTTCACAACAATGCTAAGATCGTCATCCATATAATCCCACCGTCCTTCACATTACGTCAAAATGAAATAATCCGATTACCTTGCAACCGTAATCCGATTATCCGCATATTGCCTTTTTTAGTTTGTTCTGAACAACGCCACTACTCTTTATAACATCCTTTGCGTCATCTACGAAATTTCGTGCACCCATCCACGGGTATGATAGATCGTTGAATATATTTGGGACTGCTCCTTCAGATACCCATCTAACCAATTCATTTGAAACACCATGATGAATAACAGATGGGGACGATTCAACAATGGGTGCAACATATAGTTCTCCACCATTTCCAAATTGCTCCCATTCGGTATAATAGTTTCCTTGGCGTTTTAGTTCTCCGCGTCTATGATATCGAACGGGCGAGTAAGAATCATATACAACGTTCTGGGCGCTTTCGCTCAATGTATCCTTAATGTACTGTGCCACACTTCCGTTCATTGCTTCCCAGATTTTCGTATTTAAATGCAATTGGAGTTCGTTTAAGGATGTAAACACAGCCATAGCTATCACCTCACAAAATATCCCCTGCGACAATCAGCCGCAGGGGACACACAACCCGTCAATAGTCAAACTCATGCCTGACAGTATACTCGATCTTACTCGTCAGCCACTCATCAATATTGCCGACTTCCTTTGTAATCGCTTCCTTCAGTTTATCGCTTGCGATCATCTTCCAGTTCTCAAAACACATGGTAAACGCCTGCTGCTGTGCTTCCTTGTCGAACTTGCCGTCCTTTTTAAGCTGATCTACAAAGGTCTGATTGACCATGCCAACGCTCTCCACGACAAATTCCTCGCCTTGCTTCATGGCGTCCTTTACCTTATCGTTCTTGACCTTCTGAGCGATAAGAGAAAACAGATAGGGGATAGTAAGTGTGATGATCGCCTTAAATGCTACATTTACCACATCAATAAGCACATCGTTCCAACTCATCGTTTTTACCTCCGTTCCAAATGCAAATACGTATAAAACGAGACCTGTAACTCTTCGGACGGGTAAACCCTCGTCTAAAATTACAGGCCTCAAAACATATATAAATTCATTATCTATCGATAAGATATTCGTCTATCTCTGACATACTGCCCCGAAGTTTCTCTATGTCGTTCCCGTTTATCAAATGAGACATCGTAGCTTTAAGAGATCGAAGAATAAGCCTTGATTCTGTTTCTCTTTCGTCCATGCTCTTTTTAAGCTGATCCAGTTCGCGCTTGTCCCGCGCAAGCATCTCATCGTGTGCAGAAAGCTTTTGCGTGATCTCCGTTATAGGCGAGTTCCGCAGTTTCTTTTCCTCGCGATGATTCTTTATAGAAGTCATTATCGTATTGTACGCGCCCATAAACACGATAATGACGCCGAATATCCAGAGCAACTGCTCAAATGAAATATCAGGCATTATTCAATCAACCTCCCGTATTTTCCGCTTATCCAGTACTTGCCCCCTTGATAGATAATGCTTATCCACCTTGTTTCTTCGTCGATCTCCCCGGCGAAATCAAATACTTCATTTTCATGAGCAACGCCCACAGCTGCGCCGCTCGTATTCGGCAATGTACGGATATAGCACTTGCCGCCTACGACAGTGACCTTCTTCGGGTTCTCTACAACATTCTGCTTGGCAATAGCCGCAGTCAACGCGGCAGATGTCTTTTCACCGACAATGCCGTCTACCTCAAGACCGTTTGCTTTCTGGAACGCTTTTACAGCAAGCTCTGTTGCGTCACCGAAATCTCCGTCCGCGCCCCATTTACCGCAATCGTAACCGAGTTCAATAAGCATCTCCTGAAGAGCCTTTACATCGTCGCCCTCTTTGCCGTTCTTCAAAATACGGGCAACAGGAGCAGTTTCAACAGTATTGTTTGTAGTCGTAGAATTTCCGTTTACACCAGAATAATCGTAATATTTCTCCATCCATCCGTAGTAATTGGGCTTACGGGAATAGAGCTTTGTACGGACAACACCATACATAACACCTCTGGCTTCAATAATATACCAGTCACCGTCAGGCTTGCCGCTCACCACAGGCTTTTCCAGATAAGCTACATGATGGATACTTCCAGCAGAACTGTCGCTCCAGAAAACACAAGCACCAGGTACGCGATACTTGGCAGGGATCATGCCCTTGCCCTTGATATTCGTACACCACTGAGAATAAATAAAACGCGCCTTTGTATTAACGCACTCGCCGGTATTAATTTCATATACTCCCTCCGCGAGCCCAGCACAGTCGCTAACTCTTTTAGCATGTTCGCGCCAATACAATGCTTTTTCACGTTGCTTCCCACTATACTGAGTGTAATACCATCCGGTAGGTTTCCACGACGATTTGACTTTTGTAACGTTCAAATCGAGATATCCGGTCTTAGGGTTCTGACAGTAGCTGCCCATCAAATAGCCAGCTTTTTCAGCGACCATCTGCTGAATAAACTTTACAAAATCAAGAATAAAAACTCTTTTAGCCATTTCATATCCTCCTCAAAACATCCTTAAACGCGTTGCAATATCGCACGATATTAGCAAGTTAATTTGCCATTGGTCTGTGTATGCACATCATTCCAACACCTTAAAATATCGCAGCGTGATTTCTCCCACGTCCGTCATGATCGAATTCGCTCCCTGTGCCAGCTTGATGAGCACGGGATTGATATGATACACAACCGGCTCTGTCAGTGGGTAGGTTATTTCGCATCCGTTGTTTACAAGATACTCAAGCGCGTTTGCGGCAGTCACAGAAGTCGGGAATATATAACGGAAATAAAAGCGTCTACGGTCAGCCGATCCACCATAATACAACGCACACGTATAAGGCGTCCAGTACGATGGCGTGCCAGCATTCGCCGAAGAATCAGGCTTGGCGATGTTGCACAGAAATCCACTGTCCATATTCCCAGTAATGCTAAATGACTTCGTAACTTCGAAGCCACAGCGATTGCCATTCGGGCCTTCGAGGAACGTTCCGACATCCACCGTATCGGCATTTATCGCCAGCTTTTGATGCGTCACAGTCAACGTACCGTTAATTACATCAAGAATACCCCCGTATGCCGTTCCTGCTTCATTTTCCCATGAAATTGGATAAGTCGCAGATACCAATTCATTTTCTCCATATAACAAATAAAGATACCCATCAATATCGTATGTTGCAGGTGGCGGAGGATTCCCTTCTCTATATAGGCTAAAAGCTATTGATGATATTGTTATTGTTTCTTCAGTAGTAAAGCTAATTTCATCACCAAGATTGCCATTTACAATTTCAGTAAACCGTTCTGCATAAAATATAACTTTTACCGGCCCAATAATACTTTGATTGGTTAGAAATTTTATATGCGCAGTTTGTCCACTGGGAATTGTTATAGGCGTATTTAAATTGATTTGAGTTACAAGCGCCATACTGTCAACTCCATTGAGAATTAAATGATTACCATTTATAACTTTTATTACGCCCTCATCATGATCAGGTATATCAAATGGAGTTGAAGTTTGATTATACTGATTTATTGTACACCCCGTCATGCCTACAATTGGACGTTTATTTTCTGGACTGGGGTCGCCAGTTCCACTTTGACTCGCTGAAAAAGCCACACTCAATTCTCTGGGGTTAGCATTAGTTGCATCCGTACAATTCACAACAGCCGCAGGGCCAATCTCTCCCTGCGGCAAAACATCCATAACATTATTCAACACAGTATAAAGCCTTGTATTTTCAGCCTCTAATGAATCTATAACAGCATTAGCTGTGTCTAATCTGTCTAAAATATCATCCACCGCTGTTGATCTTGCATCGGCTTCATTTGATATAGCAACATCAACAGTTTCTATTCCGTTTTCTATATGATTCATTCGGGCGGCACTTATGACAGTAGTTTGCGCTACCCACTCTTGTTTTTCATACGACATAAATTCACCGCCTTAATTATCAATAAACCAGTCCCATTGAATATCAGACCACAGTATCGCAGCAGAGGACGCAGAATTGACCGCAGAGTAAATAACGATCTTGACTCTATTGCTGTCGTTCGCATCCTTTGCAATATACCCTCTTACAAACACAGTCTGTCCATTGCAACATCCTATAGCGTGTACCTGTATAGGCGCATCCAGCATAAGCGATGCCAATTTCCCATCAGAACCGTCATAAATCGTCCACGGCAAAGCCACAGTGACAGACGAAGCTCCCTGTGCCTGTGTGGCAACATTCGCTCGTACAAAAACATGGTTGCCATTCTCTACGCGATACGCAAGCGTATAGCCGGTCACATCATAGGCACTATGTCCATGATACACAGAGGACGCCACTGTAAGCTCTTTCCATGCGCCGCCTTTTACAGTTATCCCGTCATAGAATACAGCAGGGTACGCGCTCTCCAGTAATGGCCCCGGAGATTGCTCTGGGGGAGTCCCGTTAGAAAACATACCGAACGCCACGCCGTATTTACTCCCAGAGAGATGCATATTGGCTCTGCCTGGAACGATTTGGCTGTATGCCGTAGCACTTATACCCGTGACATCCGATATAACAAGCGTGAACTCATACGCCTTTGCCGTATCAAAAAGCGGGGGAGTGCCAAGGGCAGCAGGGAATATCTTATCGTAGTCATCGACCAGAGATACCTTTAGCTTTGCTCCGCTGGCGGTATAAGCCAGTGTTCCCGTCTTGCTTCCGGCAGACACATTATCTGAAACGTTCATGACTTCCAGAGTGTAATTCAGCACCTGTTGCTCGGTTCCAGAGGGGCTTAAAGACGCAAGCTCTATTTCAAGATTCGCCCATCCATACTTTCCATCGTCTGCCTGAACATATGTATAAACGTCATCTTCGCTGTTGTACTGCTCCGCGACCCTGTCCACATCAAACGAATTTATAACGGGCTGCGTATAAGCCAATGCGGTAACAGACGAGGGGGAATATCCTGTCATATCTGCCTGCCGTCCGCGTGTATCGCTGGCAACAATGCTGATGCCTATGTTTCCGGTGTAGGATTGAGCGTTGTAATACTTCATTACTCCGCTCCACATACCGTCATAGGACAGTTGACAAGTATAGTCGTTATAGCTTCTGAATATAACGCGAATATAGGCGTCCCCTGTTTGCGGCGTATAAGTAACATCTATACTGTCAGTCTCTCCACTGGAATATATTGCTGTACGGGCGATCCAGTTGCCGTCCGCGTCAAATCTCGCTACGCCCGCCCAAACACTGCTATGACTTGAAGAATAAGTAACGCTTAAACGCAAATCTACTCCGTCTATAACAGGAATGATTCTGCTCGTAAGCGGTCTGTACGTATTCTGCGAACTTGCCCATGTTTCAGGCGTAAAGAAATTGCCGTTTGCGTCATAATGTCCTGCTACCCAACCAGCATCCGTGATTTCCTCCGCAATCTCATCGCTGTTCCACGACAGGATCTGTGTGCCGCCTGAGGACAACTCAATCGTCGCGGTCGCAGTACCGGGCGTAGCTCCATACAAACCAGTACCATCCAATACAGGCGAAATGCCGATCTGAGACCTGTTAGTAAGGGCGTAATGACCGTATCCGTCATTTATCGCAACAGCCTGTGTAGGCGTTGTCATGCGTATATTCTCCGGTACTGTCAAATACAAATACGCCTTTTCCGTCCTGTACACGCCACCAGACGAGTTATATGCAATAAGCGTTATTGTAACGGTTCCTGTCTCAGCAGTTGTTATTGAATTCAACAATTCTATACCGGGCGTCCATGTAACAGAGGTAATATCGCCGCTCTTCGGTATTGTACCGGATGTAATGTTTCCGCTCTGATCGCCAATAGCATAGCTCACCGCGTAGCTTGCGTCAGTGGAGTATCTGGCAGAATCAATATTGATAGTAACACTGTTCGTTCCATCGCAGACGATGCCCGTAACATCGCTTGTACCGTCATTGAACGTCACAGTCTGTTCTGCATAGTCCCAATTGACCTGAATATAGGGGACATGGGTGTTGCCTATAGAATCCAGTCGAATATAGTTTTGATTCGTCCCACCGCGCATATGAATATACCATGCGCCGTTATAATCGCGTATTGCCGCAAGCGCACTCGGAGCATTGTTGGCGTTGAGCGTAACGCTCTTCCATGTACTGCTTGCCGCCCATGTTGCACTTGCTGTTCCGGGCAAACTTGCGTTCCACGCCGTAGAAGTGCTGGGGCCAATGGTTACAGTCGTAGAACCCTGATCGTTTCTGTAGCAAAAGAGTTGAATGGAGTTTATCGTTATTGAATTATTGCCGATAGCGGCAATAGTCTTAAGACTAGGGAACTTTAGACAACTTCTGTAATTGAATTTTGAACCGCCCGTATATCCTACATACAAATGCTTCTGCGCTGCCTCTGTATAAGCGTTGTAATTGCTGTTTCCGTACATAGCGGCGGTTGCTTTGATAGTTGTTACAGGCATATATTGCCTCCTTAATTAAATATCAAGCCACCGTCGCTAGACAGCTTGATCACATTATTTCCCATTTGTATCATTCTCTTCGGAGCGACAATAGAAGCAGATACGGTATTCTTCTTCATGCTGGACATTTCAGTGCCATCATAGATCACCTGAAAACCGGATTCCGGTGAAACTCTGGCAACGTAGTTACTGTTGCTTTGTCCAAGTTCAAGCATCCCTTCACCGTCTGTACTCGCGCCATAACGAATATACGCGGACAAATCGTCCTTCATGACTGCGCCCTGGATAACGCCGTTTGTCTTATTGAGTTCCAAAGACAACTCCTGAACGTTCTGCGAGTAGTTTTCCAGTGCGTCCGTATTGCTCTGGATGATCGTCTCAGTATCTTCAGGGGCAGAAGTCCATTCGCTCGGCACAGCACCCGTCTCAAGCTTGACATTGCTTATTGTCAGCACAACCCCAGCAGGAGCGTTTACGATACCAAATCTACCCTGTTTCGTTCCTGTACTCTGATTATTCGTCTGTTTGAAGAAAGTCGAATAATGCCCACTTGTCGCAGTTCCCGGATAGCAGAAAACACCTCCAACAGAAGTATTCATCTTACTGCCCCTGTGAAACCATGCGATATGCGTGTTATCATTCAAACTGACGCCGTCCGGTATAGAGAGCTGCCAATCACAGGATATACTCAACGTCTTGCTTGTATTGCCCTGTAATGCGTTTATCCCGTAATACGTCAGATACCAGAATGTATCCGTATAAGCGGGCACATTATCGCTTGTGACAGTAGCAGTCTTACCTTCAGCCGTGTCCAGCAAAAGGTTCCTCCCGCCCAGGTCGCCCACAGCAAGACGAACAGTATTATTCGCGGACAGGTCGATATCATTGGCAATAGCCTCCAACGCGGCGTCTGTCATGGTAACGCTACTTGCAGAAGAACCGCTTGCGACCACCCAGTCTATCTTATCCGCTTTCTGGCTTACAGCAGAAAAAGAATCGTTGTTGACAAGGATGTCCGTAATACCTGTGGGTGTCAGTATGCTTTTCGCAGTAGTCATCCAACCGTCCAAAACATTAATTGATTCAGCCTGCGTTTCGATGCTACTTTCAGCCGCGCTTATCTTTTGACTTAAAGTAGCCGTCTCCGTCTGTATCTTCTCTGTAATGCTGTTGTTCGCTCTGAGATCAATATCGTTCGCCATGAGATTAACCTTATCCGCAACAGCCTGAAGCATACCGCTCGTGAGAATTACATTTGAAGACGTAGAACCATCTTCGACCATCAATGCTATTTTATTGTTGGCAAGAGTTATGCTTGAGTTGCTGGTGATATCCAAATCTGTTCCCAGAGATGTATTCTGGATAAGGGATGTTTCTATTTTGCCGATCAATGCCGTATTGGCGGCTATACTGTCGGCATCGAGGTTTGCGGCCTTTATTGTACCTGTCGCAATCTCTTTTGCAGTAATGCTTCCGCCTTTTATTTCCCTTGCGGTTATCGCATCCATCACAAGATTGCCGCCCTCTATGGTGTTTAGCGCAATCTGACCATTTTCACCGCCGGTTATAGTTTTAGCATGGATGTTGCCGCCGGTAATTGTACCTTCGGCAATGTCTGTATAAAGAATCTGACGTAGTTCTGTTTGGACTTGCCCTTGATCATCTATATACACCCTGTATATAGACCCGTCTTGCCTTTGCAAAAGCAATTCTCCGACCAAAGCCGAAACAATTTGAGATTGAGTAACAGCTAGGTTATCTATAAAAACCTGATTACCAATGCCCTGACGAATAAACGCTGTTTCGGCGTCAAGGTTTGTAATGTTTGAATACTTTATAGTAGCGTTTTGAATCTGCGCGGTAGATATTTCCGCGCTGGCGATTCGCGCCGTCGTAAAACTTGCAAGGCTTGCGTCTAATTCTCTTATCTTCGCCGTATCAATAATCGCGTTGTCAATTTCGGCATTAGCGATTTGTGCTACACTACCGCCAAAGTTGCCTATCGTTCTAATATCAAATGTACTCCAGTCCTTGATCTGAGAGGAGGTGAATGACGCCGCAGCGATAGCGTTGGATATATATCGCTGAACACCTGACGATATGTTGTTATCCGTCATCTTATAATTCTTTATTGCGCCATTAACATAGCCCCTGTTGTTTGTATCAACAAGGGCTTTTATAGCATCCACTATCTCGTCTGCCATCATCTTAACGGCTTGTTTCTCAATATTCGCCATAACTCAC